TGCTGCGCAAATTGGATCATCACGTCAGACAGACCAGAGAAGGTGTAGGTCAGCGCCGTGAATTCGTCCTTGGCATCGATGACCGTCATGCCCTCGTTGTTCTGCATGGCACGGATCATCTCGAGGTTCTTGGTGATACCCTCGATTGCCTTACCGGACTGCGAGATTGCCTCGCGCAGACCTTCGACCTTCATGACACGAAGGTGAGCCTTGTAGACCAGCTGCGCAACACCCTGCGTGGTGCTGTCGAAGCCGAGCAGGCGGTCATAGATCCGCTCAATCACGGACATGCCCCAACCCATCGTGGCCTGACGCTCCCAGTAGGGGAGCTCAACACCGTCCATGCGAACGATGCGGCTGTAATGGATCAACTGACCGCTGAGCATCGCGCCGGTGACGACGCGGTAATACATCGGCATGCCCAGGCAGGGACCTGGCTCTGTGACCAGAATGTCCAAGGTGGGCTCAACCATCCAGCGGTCAAAGACTGCCAGACCGCGGAAGCTGTGCTTCATCACCCGGCTCGGATCGAGCGGTGTGGAAAGCTGCTGGCCTTTGACCAGCATCACAGCAATGCAGCCCCCGTATAGGCGGGCCCAACGAGCTGTGTTGGCGAGTTGGTTCCACACACCCAAGGCATTGAGCCTCGTCTGCATGGTCTTGATGTTCTCGGGCGACATGTCGGCCTTGATCGAAATACCAGCCTTGACCATGTCGTCAGCTGGTGCATCGACTGCCGCGCCCACAATCCACGAACCACGATACGCTCGATCCAGCAAGGACCGATTGTTCGTCATCGGATTGTAGCCGTAAGTGCCGTGCGCCGCTAGGTTAGCGGTGCCGTAGCCCAGACGAGCGGCAAAGTTCTGAAAGCTGTCCTGAGTGTGGGCGCTTCCAGCTTTGACTCTGATCCTGGGCTTCTCTTCGGTCACTCTGGATCTCCTGTGGCGAGGCGAGTCACCTCAGCCTCTGTTGCATCAGCCAAAGCTTCGTTGTATTCGACTTCGGTGAAGATACCCTTCTCGATGAGAAGGGCCGCAAGGGCTCGAGTCTCAACCCGAGCTCGAGTGAACCGAGTCAAGAGCTGATGCGGAGACGCGGCTGAGCGATCAGCATTGAGAATGTCGATCATCCGCTCAGGAAGCTTTGCCAACGAGTCGTTGACGCGCTTCTTGCCAGCAGCGACCTTGACCTTCTCAGCATTGGTGAGCGGCGCTCGAGCCATGTCAGATCCTGCCCATCAGCATCAGCACAAGCAGGATGACCAAGACCAGACCGATACCGCCGAAAGGCCCGTAGCCCCAGTTGGCACTGTATCCCCAGCTGGGGAGCGCGCCAACTAGCATCAGCACAATGAGCACAATCAGAAGAGTCGTCAGCATGTCATCACCCTGCAAGTTTCGCCCAAAGATCGGCGCCGGACGCGTCGAGCATCAGCTCGGACAAAGCCCACACAGCCGCATCGAGACGGTTGGGTGAACCACGACCAAGGTATCCGGTATTGGTCATCAAGCAGAGTTCGTCTTCGAGCAAAGTAAATGACCCCACATGTGAGATCTTACCTTGCTCATACAGAGCCGCTATTGGCTCAGCGCGAACTGCTTTACCTCTCGAGGCCGAGACCTCTTTGTAGGGAACTGTCGAGTCAGCAGATTGTATGACGTATTGCACCATCGATCCGCCGAAATTCCTCTCAGCGATGAGGAGATTGGCTTCATACCGATGATAAGCATCAACAGCACGGCGAGCCCATACACCGGGGGACTCGTTGCAAGTATAGTCGCCCAAGATGTAGCCACGACCATCATAGCCACGCGCAGCGATGACAATGCCGATGTCGTCCGCTCTGTCGTCTTCACCATCTGCCCCCGACGGATCCACAGCCACAACAATGCGAGAATAGAAGGCGTTCCACTCAGGTGTACCTGGCACTTTGGGAACGCGCTCAGTCGAGCCGGAGTTAACCGCCTCGTCGATCATCTTACGAGTCCAGAGAGCTCCTGGCGCGTCGTCAAGGATCTCGCCGCTCAGCTCCTGTCGGCCAAGCCTCGTACCTTCATACCTAGCTGTGACCTGCTTAAGGAATGATCCAGCCAAGTTGTCGGAGTTGTCTGCAGTGCGTCCTCGAGTAATGTGGACCACGGGATTGGCGATGAGTTCCTTGAGTAGTGGTATCGGTCTCGGGGTAGTGGTGACGATTTGTCGTGGTAGTTTGCCAAGACGAAGGCCGAACTGGAGGTTGTCCCACGTCTCTTGATAATATCGCCATTTGGCGAGCTCATCGGACCAGGCCCAGTCATGCTGCGGGCCGCGCAACTGATCTGGCTCAGTGGCGTTGTATGTTGTGGCAATCGCTCCATTGGGCCATTCCAAGCTGCGGATTGAGGGCTTGTAGATCGGCCTGAAGTCCGGGGGCGATGAGGCCATGATGCCTGAGTCGCCCTCTACAATGACGTCGCGGCAGTCAGCTGCAGTTTCAGCCACCAGAGCGACGCGCTTGGCCTTGCCTGACCGCACCATGGCGATCGTTGCTTCGGCCCCAGTCTTCGTCTTGCCCCAGCCACGTCCGGACAAGATCATCCAGATCAGCCATGGCTCTCCATTCTCCTGGAGAGCCGTTGGCATCAGTTGATCGTCACGAGCCCAGAAGTTCCAATCATAAAGAAGCGCTGTCGCCTCTTCATCATTCAGGTTTTGGATCGTCTCCAGCAGATGCTTGATCTGCGATTTCTTCAGGCTGTTCTTCGTCGTCTTGTAGGAGCGCGCCAAGGACTGGAGCAAGCTTCTCGAGAAGCGTGTCCCGAGCGCCTGTGAGATTGAGCTGGCCGGTGAGATTGACGTCTGAGCGTTCACGATATGTCCCGGGGTCGCGGCCCTTCATGACGAACATGAGCAGGCTGTCGGAATACTTCTGCTCAGTCAGTGGCTCTCCAGTTGCAGGATCAAGCACGACCTTGCCACCGGATACCACGTAGGTCCTGACGCCATCAACCGAACGGCGCCTTGCCTCACGCTCAAAGAGCGCGAAGCCATCCTCATAGGCGGCGCTGACCAGCGCGTTGAACGTCTTGAAGTTCTTGCGGTATGAACTGATCGTGCCTGTCGAAACCTGAATTCTCAGTGCCGCTTCCTGGAGCGACTCGCCGTTCATCAGGTAGGCGATGTATGACTTGATCTTCATGCCCCAGTTGACCTGTTGTGCGGTCATCTTGGCATAGTCCGAGATGGGGATGCTGCGCTTGTCGAGCTCCTCGAGGAAGTCGGCAATCATGCCGGAATACCGGTCTTCGACCTGTTCCAACAGAGCATCGAATTCGGGGCTTTGCTCACGAAGAGCCATCAGCTCAGTTCCAAACTATCTCAGACATGTGGGTGATTTTATCTACCTTAGTATGGTTTCCAAGGTAAGTAAATAGATCTTAAAGATCATTTTGATATTTATTTGTGCCAGGCTATACTATGACCTATGTACATGAGATTAGATCAAGTATTACCATGTATAGATGATAAGGCAATGGTGGACTGATCACTCGAAGACTATCGTGGGACTTGCCGCGGGGCCTGTGATCATTATGAGCTCATATCCGCTTGATGATAGGTTCTGGGATATCGGCTGCATTATTGGCGGCTCGTTGATCGCCATCGGTCTCCATGGTTTGTGGGACATATTCTTCCGTGAAGTGGCCAAGCCTGAAGAATAATGTGCCTTGTGGCAAACGAATTGTGTATCACATTTCTAGCATGTTGTAGAATGATCCTGTTATCACAGCAACAGGAGTTTTGCTATGTCTGGTCGTTTCTTTCGTCTCATGCACTGGGATTTTCGACTTGCCCATGTCACTCTCGTTGGTGACCTTTCAAATCGAGAAGAATACTCGGGAAATCCCGATTTCAAGTCTCTTGGAATGCGTTGGGGATTTGATCTTCAGATGTATCATCCTGAGACCATCCTACGCGCCCACTATGAAACTGAGGCGGAGGCTGTAGCTGTCCGTCAGAAGCTGATGGAAGCCCTCAACGAGTCCACAGACTGACGTCTCTTTATAGATCCGGGCGTGCGCCCGCGCGCGTACCCCGGATTGAATGCCATGTACACTGAAATGATTTTGGCTTGGCATCATTTTGTAGTGTACATGATCTGAGATCCGCCGTAGGATCTTTATATCAACTACGGAGATTGATCATGACCATTCACATGAACCATGCTGCTCGTACTGGGATCTCGAACGAAGAGATCATGAAGCGTGCGAAGAAGCTGCGTAAATCAGCTCCGTTTCAGATGTCTCTTCAGGAAGCCGTTGATCATGTGATCGACGCCGCCATCGAAGCAAATCAGGGAAAGTGATCATGACCATCCAGCTCACCATACCGCGCTCCAAGTACATGCCTGGCATCGTCAAGGATTTCGCCAGCCTTGCTGAAGCCAGCAAGTTCTATCTCGAGATGAGCGACATGTCCGGCGAAGGTGCATCCACCTTCCGCGATGGCAAGATCGTCGACGGTCGCAAGAAGCTCCGCGTCTCGTACAATGGACGAGTCTGGGATGGTGAGGATATCGTCTTCGATCCTTACGCCTGAACCAAAATAATTGCACAAAAATGCGCAGCCTGGGTGTACACGCCTGGGCTGTTGCACTATGATCTATCTATCGAATGAATGGAGATTGATCATGACCACCTACATGACCCAGCCCGAACTTCAAGCTCACGCCAAGTCTCGCTCGACCAAAGTCCAGCTCGAGACTCTCGAGAAGATGTTGAAGATTGGCTGGACTGTCACTAAGGTGACATCCGACAGCAACAAAGCCATGATTGGTATGTGCATGAAGGGCACCGCCGCATGGCTCCTGGACACTGGCAAGATTGAGCGTGCAGCGGTTGGCAAGAAGTCTGTGTCAGTGCACTTTCACTCTGGCAAGCGCGCCTAATCTGCCAAAAATAATTGCACAATTTTAGCGCAGCAGGGTGTACAAGCCTTGCTGCGTGGGCTATAGTATCTGTATCAACTACGGAGATACATCATGGCCAAGCTTCACCTGCGTCGCAACAAGATCACCGAGACCACCGAGTCTATGGTCGCCATCTGCGCCACCAAGTCCATCGGCAACGGCATGTTCCGCAAGAACGACCGCGCCACCTACCGCTTCATGTCCTCTGAGATCGTTGGGCCTGAAGAATTCCGCGCCGCCGCTTTTGAAGTTCGTTGCATGCACTGCAATGACATGGGTCTTGCCCTTCGGAACCTGCAGCGCAAGAACAAAGGTCTCCCTCCGGTCGCCTCATTTTGAGGCGGCTAAAACTCATTAGCGTGAAGCTCCGGTGTCCGCACCGGAGTTACCACTCCTTTTCGCTGTACCTCAATCACGAGATGCACAACAATCTCGTCGCTGATCTGACGACAGACTGCCCAGCTGTACCCAAAGCGCTCACTGAGCTTCTTCCAAGTCTCCTTGGTACGAGCTCGGTGCAGCGCTATTTTCTTATGTAGTGATGGGTATTCCAGCTGAGAGAAGATATCGACAACGAGCTGAGCCTCTGTCACCTGCTTGGCATTGAAGGTCGGGCGATGCCTGTCGGCCGTCATACCTACCTTGTCATAGAGTGAGAACAGGATCTCTGGCCACGCTGTGCTCATCTTAGCCGGTGATCGGCTGTTCTTTAACCTCTCTGACTCAGCCACCTGAAATGCCGAGGCGACGAGTTTCTCGCCGGCTGCGACCACGGATCCTGTATCTCGAAAACTCCCTTGACTGGTTCCAGGTTGACGAAACGGTCGGCTCGACAACCGTTGACGATTTTGCCATCCTTGCTGACGTCAAGATACGCTTGGCCCGTGCTGTCGATATCTACCGAGATGACGTGATAGTTTTCGCCAATGACGAGAGCATCTGCGTATCCTGCGCCGTTGTCAGCGCACTTCACGACCGCGCTGTTGGCGCCGGGGATCCTGAGCATTGGTGGCTCCTTTGGGACTCGAAGACCATGGTGGTCTAAGAGATTTACTGTACATTATTGATATTCAGATGTACAATTCTTTTTGAAAAGTGAGCCATTTTTCGGTCTCTTCGGGTGGTGATCCCTAATGGACTAGAATTTATTATACACTCCTATTATACTCTAAGTACTTATAATATAATAACTATTTTAATAGTATAATAGATTATATAGGATAATGACACAAAGTCTATAGTCCATGAGTGTTTGAATAAAGTAATCCAAGTATGTCACTATAGAATATCCCTATAGGGAATATTTGTCAAATTCTTGAAACTACAATATACTGCTTGGTTTCCCAATTAAATAGCATAATAAAATCAAATACATGGTCTAGTAAATTTATTGAATTCTATACAGTATACTTTTTCAAAAGATCAATAATATCAAACACAGCAAAAGTGATCCTGTATATTATACGTTTCGAGTCATTTTAGATGTCATTCAATATTGTTACATTTCAACAATAACATGGCACATATTAACAGTTTACATCTGCTCATGATAGGTTTAGAGTGTAAAAAGGATTAAAATTCTGATCAAAGTAAATATAGGTGACTTTTGTTACAAAATAACAAAATAAAACTCATGGAACCGAAGCATCTCTTCGATGAAGAGTTCATGGACCTGCCAAATCTGATGATCTTCCACAAGGAAGACCGCATCACTCGAGTGCCCGAATACCTCAAGGTAAGCCAGGCTCAGCACATGATCCTGGGCAAAATCTACAAGTATGAGAAGTGGCACAACCAAGGACCCTACATCGCGGAACTTGATACCCATACCAAGTCGATCAAGGCTCTAGAAGCCAAACGACTCGTCAAGATGCATGAACGAAGAGTCACACTCGATACTAACGGCTACGCCGCTCTCTGCTTCCAGATCCTACATGCAAAATACAAGCGCGATAAAGTAACAGCCGTATTCGAAGCAAAAAGGATCGCGGCTGGGCAGTTAAAGCCCGAAGAAGCAACTTCAACGCTTCGCCTCAAAAACGTCGAGCTGCGCTCTCCAATCGAACAGGACGCCGCGAACAAAGAGCAGTTGCTCATCTCATGCTTGAAGCTGCTCTTCACGCACACAACCCCATCTGAACTGGCCCACAGAACCCGGGACACCAGATCCACAGCCGTGCGCCTGGCCGTGACAATCGTGAAGCCTCACATCGAGAAGCTGGTCAGACGCATCAAGATCACTCAGATCTCGACTGTATACGACGAAAAGAACCGAGTCCGCATCTCGATCTCCTGGCTCCTCATGCCCTACCGCCGGCAGCAAGTCACCTTCTATGACGTAACCTCGGGAATGTAACCATGGCCAACTACTCTCAAGCCACCATCAACGCCTCACAGCGGCGCCTTGGTCGTCTCTTGGAAATGATACTCAACGGCAAGGTCATCAACAGTGCGGATGAAGTCAAAGCGCTTCTATACCCACTGTCCCGAGATCCAAGCGAATTCATCCAAGACATGTTCTTCACGGACGTCACTGTCTACCACATGTCCAACGACGTGTGGACCCTTCGCACAGTGATCACGTGGAAGCTTGGCATAAAGCGCCAGGAATTCGTCACCACCATCGACTACAACATCAAGACCATGAGCGTCAAGCTGGTTGAAGAAGTCGGCGCCTTGGTTGGATCTCACGACGAAGAAGTCCCCGACAGCCTCGAGGATGATGATCCCGAGTTCGACCTGATAGGAAAATCCTCATGAAAGCTTTTGAAGAACGTCTACTCAAGGAACGCGATGAGCTGGGTGAGAAGATCTTAAAACTTAAAGAGTTCATCATACATCTTCCTGTGCCCTTATCAGCCTTACAAGGGACATTGTTAGTGCAGCAACTGTCTCATATGGAGGCGTATATGAGCACTTTACAAATGAGGATATTGGACCTAATCAGTAATCCTAGATGATTACCTGTGTCAATTCTAGGCATCGTCCTTAATTCTACCGGTAATTTCCCTTAGGCCATATAACGCCGGTTTATCCGTAATGTATCTCGTCAGAGACACAAAGTTGAGAGTGATTTACGAGACAGGTAATCCTAGCTATGCTGTTAAAGTTCTTCACTCTTATGTCAAAACCCAGAAGAAAGCCTTCGTATATCTTGGTAAAAAGAAACGGCTAGACATTAACGTAGCATACCACACCAATCACTTCGGCGACCCGATGGTGATCATCAATACGCCGATCTATAACCACTTCATTGCCGCCTTGATCGGCATGACCAAAGAAGAGTATATCAGGTATTCACCCCTTGAAGCCGAGAAACGCAGGCTTCAACAACTAGTGGAGAAATTCAATGACAAATTCAGTGACTGATCGCCCTGTCAAGAAGAAGATCATCTACAAGTATCAGATCAATATCTTCAGTCACGAGGCCTCGACCAAGATTGCCATGGATGCTGAAGCCAAGATCCTGACTGCAAAATTCCAGGATGGAGGTAGAAATCTCGTGGTTTGGGCAGAAATCGATCCCAACAACATCAAGCTTCGCTATCACGAATTCGTGACTTACTTCACGGGCGTTCCGTTCGACTCGCCTGATACTGCCACTGGTATGAAATACCTGTCCACAGACACTGACATCAACGGCTTGGTCTATCACGTCTACTACAAGCGGTTGCCCGGCTACGTCGGCTAATAACTCGGCACATTCTCACGTGTACGAGGCGCCAAATTAAGGCTACTATAATCAAGCGGCATACCAGAGAGAAAGACTGAGAATGAAGACCATTTACAAGGTGACAGTTGAGTTCCCAACGGATCTGATGGTCCAGTGCAAGAGCTTCTTGTTCGAGACCCAGGCCGACTGCACCGCCTTCGCTCAAACCTGCTCTGTCGCCGGTGTCAAGGTCGTCGCTCAGTCGATGGACCACATCATGACGCCGTCGGAAGTTGCAGCGGATATTCGGCGCGAACGTCAGATTGCGTCGGATCTTGCCGGCACGGCGTTGGTCAACGCCCTGTCGGGTCGTCAAAAGCAGCTGACGTAAACTGCTGTCCACGGGCTCGCCGAACCGGAAGGAATTCCGCCCATGACATGGATCTGTAGACAGGCGTAGTTGGAGCAAAGCCCCAACTGGGATTGGGATCAATCCATTGAACACACAATCCAGAACTCGAGCCTGAAAGGAACAGGTGCATGACATGGAAGTCCGAATAGGTCGGACTATAGAGGACTCAGTGATCCGACCTTCAGAGCATCACTCGCCTCATCGCCCCGACGTTAAATCCTGGATAACCAGGCCGTTGTGATGGCTTCATAGCTGTAGACAGCATTTAATGGTATGTTCCTACATACCCTGCCCAATCCCAAGATCCATCCCAGGAGGTGGCGCGATTTGGGCAGTCATGTGGGAAACTAGGAGACTTATTATGTCTGATGTAATGAAAATCAACGAGCCTTATGAAGAACTTGACAAAGGTGGTATTCTACCAAGTGATGGCTCAAGTGGAGCTGATTTTTGTCGTCAGAATGGGATTATTTATTGCTGGTCTGAGTCTAATCTTAGGTATGAATGTGCTTGGTGGCTTAACCCGCATCTAGAGATTACACCGTTGGTAGCAAATCTTCGTGCTACAAGGACTCCAAATGCCAAGTAAACCCCCAGAGGGCGGGGGTCCGCCACCAAAGCCCGTGGCAGAGATAGTGATCAAGGCCAAGGCGTGGGAAACCACACCTTGGTATCTTCGTTTCTTCTACCGACGCACTCGATATCGCCGATGGGTCGTCATCGTCGCCAATGACCAAGTCAATGGCATGTGGGTCTATTCCGAACCGGAGAACAAACTGTGAGCCATGCACAATTTATCCAAGATGGTTTCGAGAAGAGACTGTCTCACACCATTGAAGAGGCGGGTGAATTCCTGGCAGCTGCAGGCAAGACCCAGAGGTTTGGCCTAGATAGCGTCAACCCGCTAATCCCACTGGAACAGCGTGAAACCAATCGCGCTTGGCTTCTGCGTGAGACAGAGGATTTGCTTAGCGCTATTCACCGGATGTTGGAGTCCATGCAATGAAAACCTCGATTGCCCTGAAGATCGCCCGCCTCCGAGCGGCTTTGAAAATTGTTGTCAATGAGAGCGAGAATGAACCAATTCAGGAACTAGATCGCATTGCAGATATAGCAGAAGAAATCGAAAACTGGATTGAAGAAATTACCGATACAGACACAGAGATGAAGGTCCTACCAATCGACCTTAATCTTGAAGAGGTGGGTTGGATAACCGACACCTTAACCGAGGCTTGGAAGGTCGATCTTTCAAAGATGCTTCAGTCTGAGCATCACAAAGATCCTGTCGTTGTGCGCAAATTTGACATGATGTTGCGTCTTGGCATGATGAACCTGCTTTTCCAAGGTTTGTACAATCCGCTCGAAGGTTATCCCGCCAACTCGACCCAAGGTCGGGAAACAAAGGAGAACACCGATGCCAGCGGGTCGTAATGAGTCATCCATCAACCAGGCTTGGAATGATAGCATCGCCAAGATCCGAGCCTCCTGGGCCGACCTGCAACGAGAAAAACGCAGGCTCAAGGCTGTCCGCAAACTGCGCCAGATCCAAGATCTGCTGTGGGATGAGCATCCCTCGATCCATGTCCACATCGAAATACTGAACGCGTCTATGGACAGGCATCTCAAATGACCTTCGAACAGCACATAGGGCGAATTGTCCAAAGCTACATGGGCATGGAGTGCAACAACTTTACGCTGAATTCCATGGCCGATGATGTTCGGCAACTGGTCATCGCAGCCGGCAAATCGAAAATGCTGGTGGCAGTTCGCGGTCCAACGCAGGAGGCCATCAGGAAAGCTAAGCGAAAGGGCAAGCCATCACCACCTTTGGACATGTACATCGGCCTAATCGACGAGCACTGTCCTGACTGGGTAAAAGAACCCGACACCATCATCCGAGGCAATTCTTAACCCCACTGAGAGCGGAGAGCCGAACCATGACCACTCTTGCACAGAAGTTCATCGAATTCGATGCCAACAAGCTCGCCTATCAAGGAGCTCGGCATTATCACCAAGACGTGATCGACCGTCTGACGTTGAGCATCACCTCTGCCAAGGAATACGATCGCCATGCCGATCGTGTAGTGTTCGAGGAACCGCTCAACGAGATTATGTTGGAGATGATCCGAGAAAAGCAGATCGACTTGAACATGATCTACAAGCATGTCCGTCTGCCATGTGAGAACATCTGGATGGAGTGGCGTGACGTCCACAAAGGTAATCATCGCGAAAGCTTTGATAAGATGGGCGTTCTGCTCTGTCCAAGCTCTGACACCGATCTTCCATTGCGGATGAGTATCGTGGTAACTTCCCACGATAAGCTGCTCAACATCGACGCAACCTCAATCCTTGCCGTGTATGACATGGCTCTGCCTCCATATGCGAATGGTGATATTCAAGCCAAGATACAATGGTCGATTGATGGCCGGGAGATGACGAAGGTCAATGTCGACACATGGACCATGACGCTCAACCTTGTCATGAAGTCCGTGTTGTTCGGGCTGTTCCTACTTCAACAACCGAAAGTGATCGAGCACTGTGATGTCAAGCATCCTCCCAAACTTCAGCAGAAGAGGCGCAAGCACGGTAAGCTCGACCTGCTCGAGTACCGACGCGTCAAGATGCGGTTTGGAGTTCTCGGATCCCGAGTGGGCGTCATTACTGGGCAATCTGGCGGCGGAAACGGAAACCATTACCATGGAGGAGGTAAGAAGCGCTATCATCTCGTCCTGGGACACTTCCGGTGTTACCATCGAGACACTTCGTCGGAGCATGTTATCTGGATCGAGCCTCATTACCGTGGCGACCCGACTAAAGGCATGCTGATCCGTGAACGCGTTCTTACCATGCAGAAGGTGGCAACATGATTGTCTTTGTCCGAAGCACGAACGGAAACTACTGCATCAGTTATGCTGTGCCAGGAAAACCAAATCGTCTTCTATTGGACGGTGTCACCGGAAATCCTGTGCTGTGGAGCCATAAGGACGTGATGGAAGCTCCCTATTCGACGAACAATGAGGCCTCTCGAGCCTTCAATGCTATGGTGAAATTCGACTCTCTCAAGGTTGTGGAGTCCCGGACATGATGAGATCGTATAAATATAAGCCAGGCGAAGTTGGAATAGATCCTCATGAATATCAACCCGGCGAGGTCCGAGATGATGGCTACATTCAACTGGCCAATGGTCTTCATCTCACCTGTGGAACAGTCACAATCAAGGATACTCCTAAGAACATAGCCAAAGCTTGTGAGGCTGGATGGACTGTAGAATATAAGAAATCTGGTCCTGGTACAACAGCCTCACGTAGTTATGAAAAACATCGTGCTTACAACCGCAAGAAGGAATATCCCATCATGACCGAAACACCACCGGAAGCGTGCATCAGACCAATGCACGTGGTCCCCGAAGTCAAGACAGAAGTGACGACGAAATACTTCGATGCTTATGGCGGGGAGCATTCTTCTTATGAGGCTGCAGACCGAGAGAACAAAGCCAGGACCATCGAGACGATTATCACGAACAGCTTCAATGGCGGAGATGTCATTGTGATGAAGACCGTCATCCGAGAACTTCTGAAGAAGGAGTCCGAACTTGTCCAGATCCTCGGAGCCCGATACTAAGCCTTATGATAAGGCTGTTATGGTCCAATGGACCCAAGAAGAACTCGACAAGAGGGCTACAGCCTTGCTCAAGAAATCCATGGAACGTGTAGCTGACGGCTCTCTTCCGGAACCAATACCTGTACGCCTCATGAAGTATGAGAGGCGTTACGGTCTTCTGTGGTCTGACGCCACTATCCAAGTGGGAGCAGGTGGACCTTATCTAAAGACGTGTGACTCTGGTCCATTACAGGTGGTTACCATGAAGGAGTTTGAGGATTGGCTATATGACCAGCCCTTGGTTGTTGCCACCCCAGGCAAGAAGGGACGACCAAAACATCTAAGACGTAAGGATGGCTCGGTCATAGGGATGGGCTCAAAATAGTTGCACAAGCCTGTGTACATGCCACCCGTTTTGCCGTAAGATCTTAACATCAACCACGGAGAACGACCATGTCCAACCTTGCTGTTAATTATCAGATCCTGGCTTACAGCTATTATAAGTCTGCGGTTCATAGCTTGGAAATGATGGAACTTGTCCGTGACGGACGGAGCAAGGCTAAGTATCGCCGCGCGGCTGTTCGCTACCAAACTAAGGCGGCCGAAACTTACTATCATGCCCAGCATCTTATGTCTAAGTGATTTTGACATTTACACACTGGGCTCTAGAGCCCAGCAGTAAGTGCCATGGAGAGCGATCATGACTGACAATTCCAAGCTGCTGGACCGGATCCAGAAGCTTCTCAATCTGTCCACCTCGAGCAATGCCAATGAGGCAGCTGCTGCGCTTGCCAAGGCAAGTGAAATCATGGCTGAGCATAATCTGACTCAGTCCAGTCTGCTGCGCCACCAGATTGGCGAGATCAAGGTCAAGTCGACGCAGTCTGTCTCGAAGGTCAAGGACTGGGAAAACAGTCTCTTTCACATCGTGGGAAAGGCTTTTGGCTGCAAAGTCATGTTTTACCCGGGTCGCAGCAAGGATATTGACTACTGGGGACGATTTGCCTTTGTCGGTCCAAAAATGAACCTGCCCTTGGCTGAGTACACGGTTACCTTTCTTCTTCGACAGCTTGTCAAGGAACGCAATGCGTTCTCTGTTCAACTGTCACAGGCCGGTTTCTCTCGAGGCAAGTCCATGAGTGCTGAACTCGACGGCTTCTGCAAGGGATGGCTCCGCACCATTGCTCCCAAGGTCCATGCCTTTGCTCTGGACATCGATCTCCAGAAGGCCATCGATGACTTCGTCAAGGAAACCACCAAAGGTCGTAAAGCCGAGTCACATGACCGGGGTCATGGTCGCATCGGTGATTTTCATGGCACTGTCGCCGCCAAGAATGTTGACATCAACCGACCCATGAATGCGGAAGAAACCAAGAGGCTGACATGAGACCATGCCTCCACTTTGTCGGCTTCAAGGACGACCGACTGTGGAACGCAGTCCGCGTCTTTGGCCGACCTGATTTTTACCATCGCGCCTGGGATCTCCGCGCCAAGCGTGAGATGGCCGATGGTGATGTCGTCGTTTTCGCTACTGGTGATGAGCACCAAGAACCACGTCCGAATGCCTCGGACATAGAGGAAAAAGAACAATGAACCGTGTAACCTTGATTGGCCGTCTCGGCACCGATCCCGTGATCACCACGCCGTCTGGTATGACCATCGCGAAATTCCGCATGGTCACATCCGAGACGTGGACCGACAAGTCATCTGGTGAGAAGAAGGAGAAAGTGCAATGGCATCAGATCGTGTGCATGAATGCCAACCTCTCCAAGATCATGGAGAAGTATCTCAAGAAGGGCATGGAGGTTCTGATTGAAGGTCAGATCCAGTACCGCTCTTGGGAGCAGGATGGCGTCACCAAATACATGACCGAGATCATCCTTCAAGGCTATAACTGCCAGATGAAGATGTTCGGTGGTGGGTCAAAAAGCAATGATCACGACGACGATCGCGGCTCGAGAAATAGTGGCCAAGACCGTAGCGATGGCTACTCTTCCGGGTATCAATCCCCAAATAGTCGTGATACGCTTGATGACGACATTCCCTTCTAAGGAAGACATCCATGTTCGAAGTTCGCGCCTATGTTGGTCCGTATCGCAAGGGCGGATTTCTCAGTCTCGAGGAAGCCGTAAGGCATGCCGACAAGTTGACTCTTGAAGAAGGTCAGCCTCATCTTGTCTACGAATTGACCATGAGGCACATGGCAACGGTTTCTCCCAAGCAGAAGGTGAGGGTGTCATGATCCAGATATATCTGCGCAATTACCTTGTCACGGCTTTGGCGCTATCTGCAGCCATGTCGATACTTGCTGCAATCGTTGCCATATCAGCTTGGTTAGCAGCTATCTGTGGCTTCAATTTCCTTGGGGAGCTGTTGTTTCAAGTTCTCCTGTTCTCGGCATTTGCTGCCTATCTCAAGACCATGGAGGATCTCAGAGATGCCGGTTGATCAGGAGCTGTTTCCGCGTAAGGCCACCAAAGTGAAGATGGTCACCGTCACGCGCTACGAGGATTTCAAAGGCGGTCTTCATGATCATCTGGCTATAGCGCGGCGCATCAATATAGAGCATGACATTCGGCAGATCATCGGTCGAGGCCCCAATGACGGAGACGTTGTTGAGCGGATCGCCGAGAATGCCGAAGCCATCCTCAAAGTCATGTTGGCACAATATGAGTAAAGATTACATAGTCTTGTGCAAAGGCAAAATGATCTATGAGTTTGCCGAATACTACGAGAAGCAAGTCGCTGAGGATGTTGCTTCCTCGATGGCTAAGATCTGGCCTCATCTGACTTTCCATGTCGTTCAAAAAATCTCAATGTGGGAGTCGACTGTCTTAACGGATGATCACGTAGACTACAAGGTTTGGAATGGCAAGGGCAAATTTCCATGGGACAGGTGATCACATTTCCAGGCCACAAATGGGCCCACTGTAATAGGATCGGATGCAATGGCTGTTTCCTCTGTGAAGGTGGCCTTGCCCTCTGTGTGATTTGCGGAGGTGGTGAAGGATCCCTGACGTCTGACTGCCCAGGCGAGATGGTCTGCATCGAAGTGGCAGACAAGGTCTACAAAGGCGATATCGATTACCGAGCAGGTGTAGGCTGGGTCTCAGAACCCAGCGAAACCTGGAAACCCTGGCGCACCAAGAGGTACAGCAAATGATCCGCAATCTGTCACTCGAAATCCAACTGTGGTGGCTTCATGTCCACGGAGCTTGGGTATTCTACAGAACCAAGCGCGAGCTGTGGAAACTGACCAAGACTCGAACCATGCTGAAGATCCTGATCAACAGCGATCAGATCAAGCCACAGCCAGACTCGGAGATCTACCATTGAACGATCATCAAATCAGGACAAACCAGAGGTTCTGGGATCGTTACAAAACGGGATATCCGTTTCGTGTGGAACGAACCAAGGATCCAATTGTCAGACCAAACCATGTCGAGGAGATGGTTTCAGACCATATTCTCTATGTTCCTATCGGTGATGTCGCTTACTGGGGCTTCAAGAACGCTGCAGATCAGAAAAAATTCATGGATAAGCACGGAGGCAAGGTGACCGTATAGGCGCATTTTGTTGTGTACACTCCGCCATTCTCGACATAGGATGCTTGTATCAAGAGCGGAGACTGTGTCATGGACTTAGGTTTCATTAGCATCAGAAATGAAGACGGTACCCAATGGTATGGCACAAGCCAGCAGTGGGGTCCCCGTTCTGGTCGCCGTGCATGGCTTGGGTATGTCTTCAAGCAGCTCGAAGAACAGGTCTCAGGTTCCATAAAGAACAACAGCCCTGACAACGGCTATTTCGGTCTCATGAATTTGACTTGGCATCCTTGCACAGATGAGGAAGCCGCTGAGGCTACGAAAAAAGCCGATGCCTATGACGCTGAATGCGCGGCCGAGGACGAGCTTTTCGATATTCAGTTGGAAGCTCTCAATCCTAAATTGGAAGGAGAGTAACCATGCCAATGGTCAGTTACAGCCATCCCAGTCTTGGGATCCTCAAGACCAACGGGATGCCGACACCTCGCAAGATGATGAAGCTAGAGGCCTGGCTCAAGGCGGCTGGCAAGGTATATCCGACCGCGCCGATGAAGTGGCCCAAGACCAATGTCATCATGACACCCGAAACCATCTGCGTCGAGTATACCTCCGCAGAAGGTGACAAGTTCGCTATCATCATCAACCGCAAGCCGGAGTAATCATGGGTGTTTTTAGGGCCCTTATGGCCACTTCTCTGGTGTACATATACCTTCTTGTGGGCATCGCCACGTTACACCCGGTAAACCGGATGGTGGTCGATGCCTGTCAGAAACCTGCCGGGGTCACAGCCCATATCTTGCTGTGGCCAATTTCTATCCTTGGAACCTGGGGCATGAAGTCCCGCTGTTAGGAGAGCTGAGATGAAGTCCATCGCTGTCGTTTTCAAAATTCCGGGCAAGAGCGCGGAATATCACTATCTCGTGCCGGAGGACGATATCCCGGAAATCGGTGACCTTGTGGTCACGTCCATCAGCTGGGATACCTGTGGTCCGTCCTATCCGGGTCACTATTCTCAGACGGCTTTCGATGACCGTGTCAAGATCGCTCGTGTGGTCGAAATCCATGAGTCTGCTTCGTCGAAGGCCACGAAGTTCTATCTTCGTCTCCTTTCCAAGGAGCAGATCAAGGTCCAGCAGAAGGTCAACCAGGATCTTCTGCAGAAGAAGAAGGAAAAGGAGCAGATCAAGGCCAAGCTCGAGCTCATGCTCAAGGAGCAGTCAGCTCGAGATCGGTACAGTCAGCTGGCCTCTCAAAACCCCGAGGCAGCGGAACTGCTGAAGAAACTCGAGGAGTGATCTCATGAAACTCGCACTCTGTTTTGTCCCGCTCTTGCTCGCAGCTGTGTGGCTTTACAGAGTGCGCGAAGATCTCGATGACTATCCAATCGACGTTCCGAACCTCAAGATTGACTTGGTAGTGATGGTCACTAGCTTTGTGATCTTGTTTGGGCTACTGTTCCTGGAGATGTTCTTCAATGCCAGATATCGTTGAGATTTCCAGGGAACCAGCTTGGAAGACACTGGTGAAGGGCGATCCATGGATCTTCATCCGTGAAGAACCCGTCTACATCTGGCCTGACAATGCTCATGCACAGGTGGGTGAATTCATCACCCAATGGTATGGTGGCCAGCAGTACATTTTCAAGATCATCAAGATCCATGAACCGTGGGTCTATGAAACCGTTTTCGCAGGAGAGATCGTATGAGCGTCGAATTGACTGCCAAGAAACCAGCCGAGCCCAATTTCATTGACGGCAAGACCGGCGAAGCGGTCTACGTTATCCATGGCACGTATGGCAACAGGTCTATCCGGGTGCCCAAGGATGTGCCTGTGGTGATTGAAGACACCCGTGCCAACTACGGAGTGTATTCCTCCGGAAGCACCAATCCAAGAGACAGCTTCCCGAACATAGAAGTGCGCGACAATGCGCTGGTGATCCCAATCGTCGACATGCTCGACGAGATACTCATGCGAGCTGACCCTGCCGCTTTGGCCGAGTCTCTGTGGTACAACGAAGAAGTGCGAGAGCGGTTCGTGGAATGCATGGTGCGACGCTACGCCAGCGATGATTTCAAGATCCAAGATCGCATCAAATTCCTCCACGCTGTGAAGGAACAGGTCCACGATCAGCATTTGTGGAACCTGCAAGGTTCGTTGGTAACTCTCGAAGGCGAAGCGTCTCGAGTTGCTTACAGCCAGTATCTTCAGAGCACATACAAGCGGTACCATGCTGCTGTCATGGAGACTTTAAAGTCCCTTGATCCAGATATACACTACAAGATTATTCGTCTACATGGTGATAATCCCTTCCAGGGGATGGAGAAAGAGGAAGGCCACTTCTCGACGACTGGAAGTCATTGGACGGAAGCCCGCGAATACTGGCGAAAGGCTACTGAGAAAGCCTTTGGGTTTCCATCTGAACCTGAAGACAAGGATCCACTTGAGTGAAGTGCGTTCACTGTGATGAAGAGACTCGGGTGCTTGACTCACGTCAGGCACCCGACAATGTATTTAGACGCCGCCGTGAGTGCATGGTCTGTAATAAGCGCTTCACCACATACGAGAGTGTGGTGTCGCCGCAGATTGTCATCAACTATCGCAAGAGCAAAGCGAAGAGGATGAACAAGTATTACCATGCCATGGGGCCCAAGAGAAAAGCCTCATACAACAAGCGCAATAGGCTTCGCGCCACAGCCCGAGAACAAGCGAAGAAGACTGGCGAAAACCTTCAAGCTCTATACAAGCAATGGGGCGTGGACTAGTCAGGCACATCATCTTGTGTACAATATAACCAAATCACTATACATTGGATCCAAGAGAGGAGACTTCACATGGCTCGATTTATTATGGCCTTCATAATCTACTACATGTGCGGTGTTGCCGCCGTTGAAGGTGTGCATGTCATCATAGCTGAAAAATGCAGGTCTTCACAGACCATCAATGACGACAGAAACCGCGTTACCTTGGCCGTTGCTTGGCCAGCCGTTCTTGCAACCGCCATCGCCATGAAGGACAGGTGCAAGTGACCTTAAGGAGATCCTCGTGACACTCGTCTACATTCTGGATACCGAAACCACGGGCGTTGGCCCGACTGACAAAGTAGTCGAGTATGCACATGTCGTTCTTGATGGGGATCGTATCGTCGACACCTATCAGACTCTTGTGAACCCAGGCATTCCCATTCCGCCTGGAGCCTCAGCTGTCCATCACCTTGTCGATGCGGATGTGGCTGAAGCCATGCCCCACGACGAGTTCATGAAAGAAGCTCATGGCTGGGTTACTGGTGCCGATTACGTCGGAGCCCACAACGCTCCATTCGATCGACGGTTCGTCCCCAAGTTCGACAAGGCGTGGTTGTGCACCTTGAGGGCTTCTCGTCACCTGATCAAGGATGCGCCGGGTCACGCCAATCAGGTGTTGCGCTACCATCTCAAGCTTGACTGTGAGGTTCCCAAGGACCTTGCCCCACATCGTGCTCTGTATGATGCCATCGTCACGGCTTCGCTCTTCAACTACCTTGTCAAGGTGGCTGGTGATGTTGAGCGCCTGATCGAGTTGACCCAGACCCCTGTGATCCATGAGAAGATCTCTTTTGGCAAACACGCAGGGCAACGTTTTGACTCTCTCCCGACAGCCTATCTTCAGTGGCTTGCCAACATCGATGGCAAGGACGAAGACTTCTACGCCACCGTCAAGCATCATCTCGCTCGTAAATCAGGAGGAATTCAAAGATGAGACACCCAGAACATCAATATCTTGATCTTTTACGTCGGTTACGATATGGAACGGATGTCGCCGAGAGAGGGGACCGCACCGGCACAGGGACGCGAGGCATCTTCGGAGCTCAAATGCGTTTCGACCTCCAGCAGGGGTTTCCGCTCCTGACCACCAAGAAGGTGTTCTGGAAGGGCGTCGTTGCTGAGTTGCTCTGGATGCTGCGGGGCGAAACCAACGTGAAATCACTACAAGAACAGGGAGTCCACATCTGGGATGAATGGGCCGATAAGCAAGGCAATCTAGGTCCAGTCTATGGTGCGCAGTGGCGGAGCTGGTTCCATCGCGACCAGTGGGGCGAACGCAACCACATCGACCAAATCGCGCAGGCCCAGCACCTGATCCGCAACGATCCGAACTCGCGCCGTATCGTCGTCTCGGCTTGGAACCCAGTGGACCTGCCGGCTATGGCTCTTAGTCCGTGCCACTGCCTGTTTCAGTTCTTCGTCGCGGACGGCAAGCTGTCCTGCCAACTCTATCAACGCAGTGCCGATATCTTCCTCGGTGTGCCATTCAACATTGCAAGTTATGCCTTGTTGACACATCTCATGGCAGCAGTTTGCGATTTAGAGGTTGGGGACTTCGTCCACACCTTCGGTGATCTGCATCTTTACAACAACCACCTAGATGCTGCTGCTGAACAACTTGAGCGTACTCCACTGCCATTTCCAAGTCTTCATCTTCATTCCGGCGCCGACACTGTCAAGGATGTTTGGGATGTGAAAGCTGAATACATCAGCTTGAGCAACTACGTCTCTCATCCAGCTATCAAAGCTCAAGTATCAGTTTAGTATAATTCAGGTGCCCGACATCACACTGATACAAAGGTATGATGTCGGGCACTACTAGAATGGAACGTCATCATCAAGTAGTGTGGTCTTGGTCTCCTTGAACTTCGGCAGTTCAGGAGTATCCTCACCCTCAGCAGGCCAGTCCACTTCACCACAGACGTCTGAGAAGACCTTCCTGTGGACAGACAGATGATCAAGCTTGTATGCCCAAACCATCTGATCACTGAGCGTCCCGTAGCGATCCATTCGCTTGATCGAGACATGTTTCTTATTCAGCACGACACCGGGCCAGATCTTCTTGAGCTCTTTGCCGAATGTCGGAATGTCAACTCGACGACGTTCGCCCCAAGCTTCTGACCGCTTCAGATAAGCGTCATAGAGATCCTCAATGGCCACGAAGTCAGGCCACATGTCCTTGTCAAGGTGAGGCAGTGCCTGACCTTGCCACAGACGTTCAAACCAGAAGCGCATGACTCCATCAAGGCTGTATAGCTTCTGCTCCTGAAGAGCTGCAGTTGATGGGATAACGCCGATGTCTACACTGGACAGATCAAAGGTCTGCAGATAGTGAAGCAGACCACCAAACCCACCATTCTGTAGCTGCTTCCACAGAGCCTTGAAGTATGGCTTGTCTTGGATGCGTCCTTCGCCAGCATCGAGAACCGCGAAACGTCTTTCCTCGAATGCTGCCGGCATGATGAAGTCATTGTTCGACGTCACCAAGAGCCGCATGTAGTTGTTGACTTCGAAAGAGTCCTTGCCCTTCATCTCGATCCGATGAGTATCAGATGTCACCATACCTCTGAGACGCCCGACATGTCGTGGATCACCCGCGAAGAATGCTTCGTCAGCATGCAGAAGCAGAGTCGAGGCCATATGGCTGTTGAAGTTGCCGAGCACATATCTCGAGTCTTCCACAAGCACGTAGTGAGGCCGATAGAGTTGACCCATGGCCTTTCCAATAATCGTCTTGCCTGTTCCCTGACGACCACGAAAGGCCAATGATGTTCCGACCTTGTGATCAGGATACTGGATGATATGGGCAAACCACCCGAGGATCCAGTGAGCCAGAGACAAGTCTCCCTTGGCAAGATTTTGCTCGATGTGATCCTGAAGTAAAGACCAATCACCAGTTGGATCAGCTTCTACTGAAAATCCTCTCCACAGATTGTAAGCGGTCTTGGATGGATTGTTCGGCTCGAATATAACGGAGGTGTATGACCTGCGTTCCTCGTGCTTGATCCAGTATGTGCTTTCCGGTATTTGTTGCTTGCCCTGTATTACCTGTCGATTTCCGTAAAACTCCTTGAAGGCTGTAATGGACAGGTATTTGAGATCCACGCGTCCTTCAGCTGTATTGCGCTCTTCCTGTAGAACTACAGCTTGACCACCAATCATTACCAGCGCAAATTCACGGTTGAACTTCTCGATGACCGAGTCGCCTTGCGGCTTGTATTCAGGCGCTGTGCGAATAATGGTGAGGGGGTCAAAGTTGAAGCCTGCTGGCATCTCGTCAGCCAGGTCCCATCCTTCAGGCAGACCTTCCGGCAGCATCACACGCCTGACGGATCTTGCACCTTCCTCGATGAGGATCTCGGCGAGCCAACGCGCTGCCATGTCGCCAGGTTCATCGGCGTCAGGCCAGATGATGATGTCGCGGTTCTTGAGCTGCTTCCAGTTGGCGCGTTTGACTGCTTTACTACCGCCCGGCCATGTCATGCACAGATAGGCATCACCCACGATCTTCTGGGCAGCGTCGCAGGCCTTCTCACCTTCAGTGAGAATGATGGGCTTGTGTTCCTCGAGTCGGTGCTCGTTATAGAGACACCGAGGTTCCGGCATCTGTTTCCACCACCAACGGTGCTCGCCCTCTTCGGACATGCACCACGTCATCGGCAAAATCTCCTTGCGGAGTTTGCCATCATCGAGGTAATCAAAACGGCAGATGACGCCCGCTATCAGGCCTTGGCGATTTCGATAAACCCAGCTGTTCTTAGCCTTGCCATACTTGGGGTGCTCCATATTCGAGGGTGGAGTAGATCCCTTTGGAGCATGCGGCTTGGCGGTCCATGTCTTGGTGATTTTGGGCCAAAGTCCGCGATCACGCAAGGCGTTGATTACAGCTTCTTGTGTACAGCCGGCATGGCAGCGAACGAGGATCTTCCCGTTCTTCTCGCTTACCGAAAGCGATGGGCCATCATCGTTATGGGCCGGACACCGGGTATTCCATGAACCATCACCATTGCGTTTCTCCTTACCGCCGCCCAATTGGGCAGCGATCTCTTCGCAGGTTATCTTTGACATCATAGACCCTCGAGCCGTGCAGCTCAGATATTTTCTTCGTGGTCTTCTAGTTTGTGGCGCTTCCCCGGATAATAGAGCAGGCCAGCATCCCCGAACATGGGGGCGTAGTAAGCGAAGATCCGCCATGGATCCTGCTTGGTTTTCATGATGCGGTTGGCAACGAGTCCAGACACCAGCTTCTGAAGTTCAGACTCTGGCATGATCGACTTGGCATTTGCGATCAACGCCTCGATAATCTGTCGAGCCTGCTTGGGAAACTTGCCCCAAGTCTCGCGACCCTCTGGCGTCGTCATCCGATCGATGCGGATCTTGAAATGGTCGTCGTCATCAACACCGACTGAAGGTCCAGTGCACTTGTCGCCGATCAGTTGGCAGATACGCCACAGCTCATCGGCGACTTTAGCACGCTCACTTGAGTGGATTTCGGCGACACTCAGCTCGGCGTCACCGATCTCACACTTGCGGTATCGGTTACGAGCGTCGGAAAATTGGTCACCAATGTCGGTGAGGAACTTATGTAGAACTGGGCCCCCGTGGCGGTGGACGAGTTCTCCAGGACTTGAGTAAACATGGAGGGTTCGGGTTGCCTTGGCATACCGATTAACCGCCGCGTCCAGCGATGGATAAAGCCGAACATCCGAATAGTCCTTGGATTTGGTCTGGGGAAATAGCACGACAACCCATTGACCAGGGGGCCGTTCTTCGTAAGAGTGCATCACATTCTCCGCTCTGAAATGCAACCGGACATTTGTCCGAATTATGACATTATATCGCTTAACGGGTAATGTACAATTCAATTTGCAGGCTTGGTGTTCTTTGTGAAATCGCCGCTCTCTATATACCCTCCATGGGCGGCCAAAAATAGTTCGAAAAATGCCAAAATAGCTGTTTACATACCCGGTAGCGCGGCATATAAATAATCATCGCGTCGAACAAAACGTGCGGCGCAAGAGCGGAGAGACGATCATGACCACGAAGACCGATCTGCTGGCCAAGGCCAAGCTCTACAACATCACCGGTCGCCACGAGATGACCAAGGACCAGCTCGAGAGCGCCATCGGCGTCTACGAGATGCAGGTCAAGGCCGAGACCCCCACCATCGACAAGAACGCCATCAAAAATGTCGTTCGTCGGTATCCCTCCCTGCGCGCCAGGGACGCTGAGGGCAAGATCATCCGGCATGGCAACAACCTGTCCGGCAATCAGCCCTTCAAGCACAAGTTCTACTATCTGAACAAGGCGGTTGCCAACCCCGCCCTCTGGACGGACGGATACAAGGAGGCGTTCAACGCCGCCCCGAAGCAGGTTCGTGGCCTTCTCGAGTATCTCGCTTCGGCTCAGATCATCTCGCCGCGCGACGCCATGATCGGCTCCGATATCGCCGGCTATGCGAAGGCCCTCAAGTTCGTCACCTCCAAGATCGAGGATGACCAGCTCTTCGCCTACTATCGGCGTGCTCTGGAAGTTCTCGGCCTGATCCATGCCGTCGGCAAGTCCGACGATGAGGATGCCGAAGTCGAGGACGAGTCCGAGGACGAAGACTCCGACGACGAAGAGTGAGAATAGAGACTCCGGCCCTTCGGGGCCGGAGATCCTCCATGAGCCGAGCCCGTAGCCAACTGTAGGCCGGGCCTTGCGCCGACGACACGGGTGTCTGTCGGACAACGAAGGAGGCTGAGAATGGGCCGCCACTAATGGGCCTACGATAAGCCAGCTTCATCTGAGGCATAGCCGCTGGCGACTGAATGCTATGCCTCACCCTCACAGAGGATCTAACCATGCCTATAGTTATCACTCCAGGCCACACCTATTCACTGGATCAGCTCGATGGTGAAGGTCGTCATCACCTGCAGTTTGTTCAGCGTCATCCACAGCCACCTAAGCAGGGCACCACAAACCAAGAAGTCTGTCGTGCACTGATCGATCGCGTAAAGTTTCTCAATGCCGAAGTGCCTTGGGAAGGCAATGCGCAGATCATCTATCATCTTCGTATGGTGATAGCGCTTCACGAAGCCAGAGCCATGTTTCGCCACATTGAGAAACATGACTACGAGATCGAGCACGCCAAGCTCGGCCACGATGGCCACCTTGATCTTGGAGTGACTCATAAATAAACTCAAGCTTGGCACACTTTATGGGTGTACAAGTTTTTGGTTCGAGACTACTATCAACCCAGGTCAACGAGCACTGACGCTCACAACCTCAACCAGGAGATTTCTACCATGAAGACCGTCACCCTTCTCAAGGTTCCCGGCGACGAAGTCAAGACCCCGCAGATCCAGGCGATGCTCGGCGTTCTGAACGACCAGGCTGGCATCGGCACCGCCACCTCGCTGTCGGACCTGTTCGAGAAGATCGACGCGGACGAGCGGTTCAAGTCGCGCCAGGGCGCCGCTCGCGTGTTCAAGTTCTACACCAAGCGCATGGTCGAGGATGGCCTCATCACGATCGAGGGCGCGGACGAGAAGCCGGCCAAGGAAGTCGCCGAGGGCGCCGAGAAGCCCAAGCGCGGCAAGAAGGCCAAGGAAGCTGCCGCGGAGCCCGCGGCTGAGGAGTCGGCGGCGGCCTGAGCCCCGGAGCGGATGGTCAACCCATTCGTCTCCGCGGTGGGTTGACCGCCCGCGAGGGAGCAGTCATCAGCACGAGCTGAGCGGCTGGAGGGAGGGTCCAAGGCAGAAATGCTTTGGGCCCTCTTTTTATTTGCAGATTGCGCATTTTGTTGTTTACCTAGCTGTCGTTTCGTCATATAAATAATCATCAACCACGGAGACACACCATGACCATCCAGATCGACAGCAACTACCGCAACATCAACACCAGCAAGCTGGTCAAGGTGACCTCGGTTCTCGCTAAGGGTGCCGTTAACTACCACGCCATGAAGGAGGATGGCAGCAAGAAGGGCGCGGTTCTTCAGAGCAAGATCGAGAAGTTCACCTCCACCTACGTGGAGGCCTGAACACCACTAAGTGTAGTCGTGAATGAAGGGCGCTTCGGCGTCCTTTTTCTTTATCTATAGCCCGGCTACTATTTGAGTTTACTTTAGCTCGACAATCCTCTATTATGGGAATTGTAACGAATTCCCATCACAATTTGAGGATCTGAGTATGGCCAATGTTCGAGGCAAGAGCATCGACAACACACACCTGTCGATTGATACGGCAGAAGAACGGATAATGATCCATCGCGACTATATCGCGCATGTTTTCCGTTGGACCCACGTGGCCCGCAAATTGGGCACAAGTGGTCGATATCAGACTGCACGTGTCCTCGACATCGGCTGCGGCGTCGACATGCCACTTGCCAAGATGCTCTACTCGAACCGCTTCATAGTCGCCGACTACATCGGCCTGGACTACAACAAGTCGGCCAAGTTCAAGACGGACATGTTCAGCAAGGGCAAGTTCCCACTGTCCGCCTATGGCTCTGTGGACTTCGCCTCCAAGCAGGTGCTTGTCCGTAAGCCCGAGATCATCGATGACACCGTGAAGCCTGTGCTCTACGTCGACGGTGACGTCGAGGAAGGCGAACACGATCTTCCCAACATCATCACCTGTTTTGAAGTCCTTGAGCATGTAGAACCGAGCCATGCTCGCCACATGTTGACCAAGATGCGATCCATTATGCTTGCTACAAACCGCGAGCACAATGAAGATCCTATCGCCTACATCTCGACGCCTTGCTATGACTCGTCCGTTGGCGCCGCCGACAACCATGTCAACGAGATGAAGCGTGAAGCATTGGGCGCTTTGATCGAGGACTTGGGATATGAGATTGCCGAGAATTACGGCACGTTCGCTTCCATTCGGGATTACCGGGATGTCATGTTCAAGGAGATCCCGGGCAGCAAGGAGGTGTATGAGCGCCTCTATAAGTACTACGATACGAACATCCTCGCGACCATCTTCGCGCCTCTGATGCCGGCTTACGCTCGGAACAACATCTGGATCTTGAAGATTGCTCGATCCAATTACATTCGAAAATTCAAGCCCTTATCTGAGGTTTCTAAGCCTTGGACAAGTTCCGAGAAGTGGGAGGAATTGGACTCCTACAAGGGTTACAATAACGGCATCATCTAACCAGGAGATTACCATGAGCGAAGACTTTGATCCCGTCCGCGACATTGCGGAATTCCACGAGAAGTTCGGGCTTGCCTATGACGGCAAGCCGCGAGGCCTAGACCGAGAGATGAGCATCTTCCGCCGTGACTTCATGAAGGAGGAGTTGCGCGAATACGAAGACAATGCCGTCGGTCTCCAGTTCGAACTGGGCCTCGAGAAACTGAACCACGAGAAGGTGAACAAGCATCTCGAGGAGATGCTCGACGCCTTTGTCGACCTGGTTTACGTCGCCCTCGGCACGTCCTATCTCCATGGCTTCGACTTCAAGGAGGCGTGGCGCCGTGTTCACAAGGCCAATATGGCCAAGGTGCGAGCTGAACGGGCTTCTGACAGCAAGCGCGGATCGGCTTACGATGTGGTCAAGCCAGAAGGATGGACTGCTCCCGATCACAGCGACCTGGTGAATGACAATGTCTACAGCAATCAAAGCTGAGAACTCTATCTTTGTCTGTCACTGTTCATCGGTCAACACCCAGACATATGAACAGGTAATTCAAGAATGTGTTGGGGACATAACCAACAATCTGGGTAAACTTGCTGGATCCTTTATGTTGTGCGACACGGCGGCATTGGTCATACTTGCCCGAGCGACAGCCAAGGTCATGCAGATGGCAGATCCATCAATTCGAGACAAACTGGAAGAGCAATATACTCTTCTTCTTGAGGTTGAATACGGGATCAAACGATGAGCAATTTTCCTATCTTCGTCATCGAAGGTCCTGATGGATCAGGCAAAACGACGCTCTGCAACAAGTTGGCCGAGTATCTCGGCGACTCGAAATACATCCATCTGACGTATCGGTTCAAGGACCGTATGTTCGACTATCACACGGCTGCGATCGAGCTGTGTCTGAAATATGCCAGGCACAAGCCTGTCATTCTTGATCGCTGGTGGCCTTCGGAGAAGATCTATGCCGATGTATTTCGTGGTGGGAGTAAGTGGCCCTTGGGTGGGCGTCTGTTGGATCGCGTCGCTCTCAAGCATGGGGTCACATATGTATTCTGTGTGCCGAGTGATCAGAAAGCCTATTACGAACGCTTCGACAAATTGAAGGAGTCTCGTGATGAAATGTTCTCCACCATGCAGGGAGTATATGAGGCCTACGCCGATCTATACCGCACCATGGGACCCCGCTTCGATGCCGTTCACTACGACATCGACAGCCATGGACGTCACCTGGACGAATATTGCAAGTGGGTTATTGATCACGCATGGTCTGTCAAGGATATTGTTGCACCTGAATGGCTCGATCCAGAAAATCGGCTAGTGGCTGGTAACAGCTATCGCCCGAAAATCCTTCTGGTTGGTGATCAAAGCAATCCGAAGACTCGCCGAGATGTCTGGCCGTTTTTCGAACATGGCAACAGTTCGCTGTGGATCACTGAAGCCTTGCAGAAGTTGGGCATCAACGAGGACAAGCTGGCCTGGGTCAATTCCCGTGAAGCTGATGGCGTTGTCGCTGATCTCAATGACTACGTCGAAGAAACAGCACCAACTCATATTGTCGCGCTTGGCCATAGTGCTTCAAATGCGCTGTGTCGTTGTTCAATCGAACATGCTATGATAAAGCATCCGCAGTGGTATCGTCGGTTCGCCCCGAACGATCTCACTGATCTCGAATTCATGAAGGGACTTATCAGTGTTTAAGCCAGCATACACCGCAAACCAAGCCTGGCTGTCTGTTGCCAGTGATATCGTCAAATATGGAAACAGGACTTCCCCTCGTGGACTGCCCTGTCTCGAGATGATGGGCTATCAGTCCAAGGTCAATATGGCCTATCCGATCCTGACCCTGCCATTCCGCAAGGTCGGCTACAAGTTCATGGCAGCAGAAGCCGCCTGGATCCTTTCGGGCAGCAATCGCGTGGATGACATCGCGCCGTTCAGCAAGGACATTTCCAAGTTCAGCGACGATGGAGTCAGGTTCTTCGGATCCTATGGGCCCAAGATCGTCGATCAGATTGCCGGCGTTGCCAGAGCTTTGATTGACGATCCAAGTAGTCGTCAAGCTGTCATCAATATCTGGCGTGAAAATCCGCCCAAGACCAAAGATGTGCCATGCACTATCTCCGTTCAGTGGCTCATCCGAGATGGTGTTCTGTACTGCTTCGACACCATGCGTTCTTCCGATGCATATCTCGGCTGGCCCTATGACATCTTCAATTTTTCCATGCTGTCTGGGTATTTGGCCCTTTACCTGCGTAGGCTTGGTCTGACTGTCAGGCTGGGCAATATCACGCTGACTGCAGGTTCTCAGCACCTGTATGAGTCGAACCTCGAGAAGGTCAAGGTCATTCTGTCCGATGACGTGTTTCCCGAGGTGTATCGCCCATTTGATCCGCTGGACTGGTTCGTGGGACCCGAAGATCTAGTTGAGTGGTTGTGGGGCAACGCCAAAGGTGGCGGCATTCTGGAGGGTTTTCGTCTTGCAACGCATGTTTAACGACGAGATCTTCATGTGCCAGGCCATTCTCGCTGGAGCAGGGTCAACCTGCTTCAGGCGAATGGTTGGTTGCGTCCTCACAAATCGTCTCAACCACGTCATAGGCGTTGGTCGTAATGGCGTGCCAAGAGGCATCCAACACTGCATCGATCACAAATGCCCTGGGGCCGATCTTCCGTCGGGGACAGGATTAGACGCATGCTTGGCTTCTCATGCCGAGATGAACGCGCTGATCCAATGTCGCAATGTCGAGGAAATCGACACCTGCTACACAACGTCTTCGCCTTGTATGCAGTGCGTCAAATCACTGCTCAATACTGGATGCACGCGTATTGTGTTTCTCGAAGAATATCCGCATCCCGAAGTAAAAGACCTGTGGATCAATTCTGAAGGAGGACCCAAAGGCTGGGCAAGGTTTGAGTCTCCATTGGCCTCAAGTCTTATGCAACATCTCAGGGACAACAGGCCAAATCTTGCTCAGGGAGCGCGGTTGCATATCAATGGCTAGAAAACCGGTAAGACGTGGCTCCAAGACTATTCATGATGTGAACCAGTTGCCTATGTTCACTCCTGATAAGACTTGGAGTGTGCCTGTAGACTCAACCAAATGGCCAGACTTCTCTAAGTCGGAATACATTGGCCTTGACGTCGAGACGAATGACCCAAACCTTCAAGAACAGGGCCCGGGCTTTATTCGTGGAGACGCCGAGGTCATTGGCATTTCACTTGCAGACGAGAATGGTCGCAAGATCTATTTGCCATTCGGCCATGTCGAGGGAAACCTTGACAAGACACAGGTGATATCATATGTCAAGCATCAGCTGAAAGATGCCCGACAACCCAAGTGTGGCGCAAATCTAACCTATGAATTGGAGGCTCTCAACTCCATTGATATTAAGATCTTTGGCGACCTTTGCGATATTCAGGTCGCTGAACCTCTTCTGAATGAAGAAAAGATCGACGGTTACAGCCTTGAGGTGCTCTCCAAAGACTACCTCGGTTATGGTAAGAATGAAGCAAAGCTTAGAGAAGCTGCTGCCTGTTATGGGGCAGATCCCAAGAAGCATATGAAGTTCCTGCCGTCAGAATATGTCGGCGAGTATGCTGAAGATGACGCTGAGAACCCGGTGCTCATCTTCCTTGAACAAGAACAAGCCTTAAAGGCTGATGAAGTCTGGGACATCTTTTTGTTGGAGCAACAGCTTCAACCTATTCTATTCAAGATGCGTCTTAATGGTGTTAGAGTAGATCTCGACAAAGCAGAGATCCTCAGCAAAGAGATGCGTAAAGCCGAAGACGACATCTACGATGTTCTTGCTGACATGGCAGGGTATCGGATCAATCTCGGCTCAAGCAAGCACCTGATCGCCGTTCTACAAGCGCGAGGACTCGAGCTACCCACAACTGGAACAATCAATAAGAAGACAGGTGAATTGAACTTGTCTGTTAACGGCGATTGGCTTGAAACCCAAGACGACCAATTCTGCAAACAACTCAATGAGTGGCGCACACTTCATAAGATACGTGCAGACTTCATCGAGGGCATGATCCTCGAGAAGCACGTCAATGGACGGCTTCATCCGAATTGGCATCAGTTGCGTGCTATGGATGAAGAAGAGGACGGTGGCAAGAGCAAGGGCACGAGATCAGGTCGCATTGCTTCATCAAAGCCCAACCTCACGAACATTCCTACCAGATCTCCTCTGTGGGGCAAAAAGGTCCGCGGCGTGTTCGTCCCGGACCATGGCGGTAAGTGGGGCAAATGGGACTACAGCCAACAAGAGCCCAGGATCCTGCTTCATTACGCCTTCCTCCTCGGTCTTCAAGGAGCAGCCGAGGCACGTCAGGTCTATCTTGACAACCCCAAAGCCGACTACCACCAGCTGACTGCTGATCTTGTCAAAGAGAAGTCAGGCAAGGACATTGGTCGTCGTAACGCCAAGGACATCAACCTTGGATCTGCATATGGTATGGGCAAGGCCAAACTGGCCAAGAAGCTGAACCTGCCACGTAAGGTCGCAGACGAGATCTTTCGAGCCTATCACGAGGGTGTGCCCTACGTCAAGAAGCTTGAAGAGAAGTGCATGGAAATGGTCAACAAGCGAGGATGGATCCAAACCATTCTCGGGCGTAAACGACGCTTCAATATGTGGGAGAAGGCGTATTCTCCCGACAAACACGATAATGCCTTCATTTGGAATAAACCCGTTCCTTCGTATGAAGAGGCCTGTGATAAGTGGGGTGCTGAGAATGTGGCGCGAGCCATGGTCCATAAAGCATTGAATGCTCTGGTTCAAGGATCCGCAGCAGATCAGATCAAGAAGTGCATCATCATTCTTGACGGAGAGAACCTCACACCTCAGATACAGGTCTACGATGAGCTAGGGCGCACAGTCAATAGTGACCGAGAACTCATCAGGACGCAAGAGATCATGGAACATGCTATCGAGACGACTATTCCGTTTGACGCATCACCAGATGTCGGAGACAGTTGGGGAGAGGTGAAAGAATATGTCGCAGGTCTATTCTGATGCTCAAATAGTCAAGGCCAACGGAGCTGAATTCTACTACATATATTACGCAGACGGTAGAATAGGCCAAGGCGGGTATGACACGCTTCTTGCATTCAAGGAAGGCAAGGTAAAAGAACATCTACAAAAATGCGAGTCTGAAAGAGCAAGACTTGGCATAGGTCTTCATCGAGAAGTCAAAGCCAAACCTCCGGCAAAAGTGAAACATCAACGACCTGTTCAACTGAGTCTCTTCTGATGAACGAAACCGAATTCTACCGCAATCATGTCAAGAAGAAGCTTCTTCTCTGGGGTGATCATTCTCGTGTTGAGAATACAACCGAGTCAGGCACCCCCGATATCTCTTATGCTATCAAAGGCATTCAGGGATGGATCGAGACCAAGATCATCCGCAAGGGTGAGATGAAGTTTGAGACCTTTCAGCTTGCCTGGCGTCGCAAAAGAGCTCGACATTCAGACTACAAGAACCTATGGACTCTGGCTCTTGATGGCAATACTGTGTTGCTTTACAACACCCGGACTTTGTTGGACAGCCAGAGAACTATGTACAAAGATTGGATAGTAGTTGATGTGTATAGTCTCAAAGAGTCTGCAAGTAGCCCACTGATGAGAGATGAATGGCGTGATATCTATGATGCAATACTTAGGGGACAATAAGATCTAGCATTGGCAATATCTGAAATGTACTTTATTGATCTACGAGTCTATATTAACTATCAGAGAGGAGACCTTATAAGTGCCTATAGTCTATGTAGTTCAAGAACAGCCAAACCATGATTTGGCCCCGGCCCTTGAATATGGCCGAGTCAAGACTATCCTCCCTCCGGGAGATGCCAATTTCTCGTATGAGTTTACTGTTTCAAAACTCCGAGAAGTTCTGATCAATTTTCAGGTGGATGATTATCTCCTTTTGACCGGAGATCCTGTGGCCATTGGACTTGCCACAACTATCGTCTTTAACAATTGCTATCCTGAGCCTGTCAATATGCTCAAATGGATGCGCCGTGAGCGTAAGTATCTTCCCATCAAAATCTCCATAGACTGAGAGGAATATCATGGACGACGTTCTTAGCGCCGCGCTGAAAGACTCAGCAGAAATCAAGGCCCCCGATGCTTCTTTGATGACTATCTCGACACTGGCCATGCGTCAATTGTCGCTGGCAGGTCAGATCGAAGAAGTCGAAGAGAGGCTCAAGGAACTGAACGCTCAGTTCAAGCAGATCTCTGAAATGGACCTGCCCAATGCCATGCTCGAACTTGGCATGCGAAGCTTCAAGCTTGAGGATGGTGCATCCATCTCTGTCGAGAAGTTCTACGGCGCCTCAATCAAGGTCGAGAACCGCCCGCTGGCTTATGCCTGGCTCGAAGAGAATGGCCACGGACCACTCATCAAGACCGACGTCGTGATCCCCTTCGGCAAGGGCACTGAGGCTCGAGCCGATGCAAAGGAACTCATGGAAGACCTGAAGAGCGAAGGTTTCGACGTTGCTCTCGATGAGTCTGTCCACCACTCTACACTCAAGGCGTTTGCGAAAGAACAGATCGAAGCCGGCACTCCGCTTCCTGATCTATTCACGGTATTTGTCGGCGAAAAGGCCAAGATCACACTTCCCAAAGTGAAGAAGAAGGTCTAATCTCCAACGAAGGTGGTATGCCTCTGGCCACGAACAACAAGGGGCTAATCAATGGAGAACTTCAATGGCTGCTGCTACCAAGGCTTCGACAGAAGTCGCCAAGGCTGAGAATACCGGGATCGTGCTTCCTGAGGGCATGAACCTTGCCGACCTCCAGCGTGACGCTGGTGCTGGTGTATCTGACATGGATGCTGGAGACGTTGCTCTCCCGTATATCGCCATCCTTCAGGGTCTGTCTCCTCAGGTCAATCCGGGCGCTCCTCAGTTCATCGAAGGTGCTCAGGCTTCCATGTTCCTCAACAACGTCTCTCTCGACGTCTACGAGGGTCGCAAGGAAGGCCTCATCTTCGTCAACTGCGCTTATGAGCGCAAGCTCGTCGAGTGGGTGGACCGGGACAAGGGTGGTGGATGGGTCGCAGAATATCCGGTCGCCTCGGATATTCGTCAAGAAGCCAAGCCCAACGATCGAAAGCAGCCCATTCTCCCGAATGGCAATCTGCTGATCGAGACGGCCTACCACTACGGCCTGTACAAGGATCCCGAGACCGGAGTCTGGGGACAGTGCGTCACGACCCTCAAGTCGACCGGTCTGAAGGTCAATCGTCGATGGAACAATGAGTTGCTGACGACCCGCATTCCTGGGACAGAGATCATCGCTCCTCGGTGGCTCTATGCCTACCAGCTCAGGACGGTTCTCGAACAGAAGGCCAACAATTCCTGGTGGCAGCTCAGCATCGAGAAGAGAGACATCGTGTCCAAGGCGGTCTATGACCAGGCCAAGATGTTCTACCAGCTGATCGAAGCTGGTGACGTCAAGCGCTCGGCGGAACCTGTGGTTGGCGACACGGCCATGTCTGGTGCTGGTGGCGGTGATGGTGGTGGCGCCATCGACCAGGATAAGGACATCCCCTTCTAGTCTATAGAAGAGGCAAATAAGAACATGTCAGGCCGGTGGATGCATAAAGTGTCCTCCGGCCTTCTTCATATGAAGATATGTGGAATTAACGGATAATCCAGACATATCGAACCCCATTGGATACACCGGTAGAAGTCCACTGATTACACAGGATCCACGAAATGACCTTCCAGTATGAATTCAAGACTCAACCCTTCTATGAAAACCAGCTCAAAGTCTTTGAAGAAACCAAGGACAAGAAAGCTTGGGCCTTCTTTATTGAGATGGGTCTTGGTAAGTCATGGATCGCCATCAATACTTTCGGATATCTATTTGAGACAAACCAGATCGATGCTGTGGTGATTACAGCAAAGAAAGGTGAATACGCCAACTGGACTCGCTACGAGATCCCAGCTCACTTGCCTGACAGGATCAAGCGTGAGACTGTGCTGTTCTCTTCGCTGAAAGCTAGTAGCGTAGCATTCAAGAATTCGATGAAGTCGTTGTGCCGTACAGGCCGTGATCGACTGCCAATTCTGGTCGTTAATATCGAGTCGTTGGCTTTTGGTGGAAGCAAGGTCCTCGAACAATTCTACAAAGCTCACAAGCGTGTGATGCTTGTAGTTGACGAGTCGACCTGCGTGAAACACTATGACTCCAAGCGTAGTAAAGAAACCTACGTGTGGGCCTTCAGAAGTGCCTACAAGAGGATCATGACAGGTACAGCCGTGACCCAGTCGCCCATGGATCTATGGGGACAGTCAATGGTGCTTGGCAAGGGATTGCTTGGTTTCACCAGTTATTTTGCCTTCCGCAACAATTACTGCGTTATTGAGATCGAATACTTAGGAGCTAGAACCTTTCAGAGAGTTGTGGGCTACAGAAACCTAGAGAGATTGGCCGAGACAGTCAAGTCCTTCTCGCATCAACTTCTCAAAGAGCAGTGTCTGGATCTACCACCAAAGATCTATACACAACGCGTGGTTCCGTTAACCCCTAAACAGGAGCAGATGTACACGCAACTCAAGAATGAAGCTATACTTGAGTTGGAAGGCACAGAGATTGAGGTGATCAATGTGCTGTCCCAGATCACTAAACTACATCAGATTGTTTGTGGCCAGTTGAAGATTGGCGACAACGAATATGCGTCCATTGAAAACGAACGCATCTCTACTCTCTTGGATATTGTCGAAGATTACGAGGGGAAGGTGATTATTTGGGCGACGTATCGTCAGACTCTGGTCGACGTCGCGAGAGCCTTGCGTGATAAATTCGGCAAGGGATCTGTCTCTGAATATCATGGGTCCATCACCGGGACCGAGAGAGACGACGGAGTATTCCGGTTCAAAGGTTGGAGGCCAACCTTAGACGCAAATCATCAGGTGGTTGGCAAAGAAACCTGTGTACAAGAAAACCAATCGCGGTTTATGGTGGCTAATCCTCAGTCAGGGGGATTTGGAAATACGTGGACAGAGGCAAATCTGGTTATCTACTACTCTAACGGCTACAATCTGGAACACAGGTTGCAGTCTGAAGATCGTAACCATCGTATTGGACAGACCAAGCCTGTGACCTATATAGATCTAGTGACACCTGACACTGTGGATGAGCGCATTATGGAAGTGCTCAGGAACAAAAAGAACATGTCGGATCTGATCATGAGTCGACCTGTTCGAAGCTGGTTCTAACAACGGAGAATTAAGATGATCAAGAATGTCGCTTTGGCCTATCTCGGGCTTGCAGTCGCGGCTGGGGCAACTGTCATGACAGTCATTGCCTTGCCTGTCATTGCCGTCGTGGTCTGCACGCCGTCGTTCTGGGAGAAGAGGGTCGAACTCAATGACTGAGCTCGAACCCTTCATTGTTGAGTGCGAGTGGACCGACGATTTCGGCGAACACTACGAAGTGCGAGCGCGTGGTCTTGGCGGGCGCATTTTCAGTCAGGTGGTCACTCGTCAAGGTGACGGGTGGCCTCTTGAACGTGAGGCTGCCTACGCAACTGTTAGAGCAGCTGCCCTCGCCTCCCAGGAGCCCACCCGATGAGCAAGGACAGCCTGCGCCTGCCGATCGGGCCGATGTTGGCGCAAGCCGCCGCAGCGGCGCTGATTACGCTCAGCCCGCCGTCTAACCCGCGCTTCATCGAAATGCCTTTCCGCGACCACAAGCCCATGGCGTGGCGCGGGCGGGCGCGGAAGACCAACCCCAACGCCGGCAAGCAAGCCGCTGCGAAGCGCGCCCGCAAGATCACGAGGAAGAGGCCATGACCGAGCACAAGACAGAGGCCGTAGAGGTCGAGGCGCTGCGGGCGATCGGGTTCACTGAGCATGCACTATTTCACCCGCGCGACGATCTGGCGTTTCTTATGATCTGCGCGTTCTGTAATTATGAGCCCGATAAAGCCCCATGGGGGATGCGTTTCTTTCCGAACGCATCTGTCAAAGCCGCTTGGGATCGTGTCGCTGCTGTCGCCCTCGCCGCCGCGCCTGCCCCGGCTGTCCCGCAAGGTCACGTCGAGATCGCACATGACGGCTTCGCTGGCGACATCATCGGCAGCTATATCACCCGCGAGGGCAAGCGCGGCGTCGTCGTGCAGCAGGACGGAACCCGCGTCGTGCATGTTTACGGCGCGAAGTGGATCGAGGGGCAAGTCACGGCGCCCGCCCACCCCGACGACGAACTCACCAAGCTGCGGGCGAGGGTCGAGGAGTTGGAGGGGGCTGCGCTCCACCACGAGACAGGCGAGCGCATCACTCGGAAAGACCTCAACAACGCGTTTCGGCAAGGACAGGAGAACGGCCGGGCTTTCGCCGTGCTGTTTGACGGCGGGCCGGACTTTCTGACTGGCGCCCGCTCAACCCTCGGAGGCGAGACATGACTGACATCGTGGAGAGGGATTGGGCACGTGATGACTATCTTGAAATCATCCGCGCGCTCAATGGCGTTATTAAGCGCCAACGGCTGTCTTTGAAGGAACTACATAAGTCAAACAACCTATCCATTAAGGTCTGCGCTGGTTTTGCTCATGACATGCAACTGCTCCGGGCGGAACATCGCGAAGCCGCCATCAAACTAGCCACCCTCACCGCCAAGGCAGAGGGGCTGGTGAAGGCGCTGGATGACGCAATCAGGGAGATCGTGTCGCACAATAGCGACTATCACCATGTCACGGAAGCGCCGACACTGATCCGTCTGCGCACCGCCCTCGCCGCCTACCGCGCCGATCAGCCTGCAGTAAAGGATACTTCTCTAAGACCAGGAACTTATTTCGCTAATCTTCTTGGTCATGAATGGATTGGACCTGATGGGATCAGGTATGAAACGACAAAAACGGAGGATCCAAAGGATCCCCCGTTCTAAACTCATTCAATTTTATCCAAAGATCTTTTACGACGTGGTCTTGGCTGAGAAGTATCAGGTCGAGCTCCTTCGACGACATCTCGAAGATGGCTCATCTCTGCATGATGCGAGGAGTGAAGTTGCTCGAGTCGAGAATTTGTCTCCGAGATTTCCACTCGAATGCTGTTGAGTGTGTCTCTGACATTACGCAGTAGCTCGTTCATCGAGGCCAGAGATCCGATGATACCGTTGAAGAATACAGTCAGCCCAAGTGGGTCGTGCCCAGCTGGGGCGATGTGTCCATTCTTCTTGTTGTCGCCAGCCGCCCGGATCGTTAGATACACTCCAACGATAACTGCCAGTGCGCCGGCAGAGAGCTGGAGAACAGGATAGTTCTCCAGCAGCTCAGCGTTTACGATACCCGCCATCTTTTACAGCCCGATATACTGAGAGAAATTCTCCCAGTGTCAGCATCCCAAAGACTGGGACGACCAATGAGACGTTCCCTGACACGAGCCTCCCCACTGCAAGTGGAAGGCCAAGGTTGAGCCAGCAAAGCGCCCCTACGAACGAGCCGATGTATCTCATCAGCGGACCATAGACCGGGAGACGGCCGTTGGCATAAAGTGCCACGCAACGCATTGCTCCCACGGTGCCGAAGAGAAAGGCAAAAAACTCCTCTCCCATCCAGGCGATAATGCGGTAATCTCCCCGACCCAAGGTGTCTCCAGGGAGAGCGAATGTGAACGACAGCAGGAGCATCGCTCCCGCCATCATCCACTCGAACAGCCGGTTCGAGCTGTACGGACCAGCTGACACAGAGACTAGCTGGTTCACCTGTGGCTCGAGTCTTGAGCTCGAACTTCCACCAGAAGTTTCTCTGGTGTGGTCACGGTCGGAATGCCAGGGATCTTGGCATCCAGCTCAGGAGTCACCGCGACACCAACCACCCCGTCGAGGTTGTTGGTTGTCTTGATGAGGTTGACCTTGGTGGCACGCCAGGCAGCCCAGGCACCATAGGCTGCCGGAATGCCGAAGGCCAGGCCGTCCATGATCCATTGGGTGAGCTGAGAGGCATCTGTCGGGGTGAGATACCCCTGACCGATCCAGCGAGCGAAGTAGGCCAGAAGCTGCACTCGAATGAAGGGCGAGGCGACTCGGATGAAATCTTCTGCCTTCATGTCAGACACCTCCTGTTGGTGCGGTGCGCTGAACTGCCATCGCGGCTTCGTATGCTTTGACGGCTGTCGTCAATGCGGCTTGGACCGCGTTCAGATCGCCGGTCGGCGGGCTATCACAAACACCGCTGATTGCAGCTGAGGCAATCTCAGCTGCCTTGCGCTGCTTCTCCGGAGCGAACACCGTTCCGAGAGCTGCGACCGTTCTCAGCGTGCCGCAGTACTGGTAGATCGTGTCGACGACCTTCTGGATCTTGGGGTCGGCCTTGGTCTGACCGACCGTAGCCCCGACACCCATAGCGACTTCGCCCCAAAACGGGTCGTTGTTCTTGGTTGTGGTCTGGATACACCCGGACAAGACGACGGCAAGGCCGACGACAAAGGCCAAACTCAATTTCTTCAACATTGTGCTATTCCTGTCGTCACAAAAGAGCAGCGACCTGCTGCCGTAGGAGGTTGCCACAGGCAGTAGCGCCGACGACAGACCTGTCGAATGCCAGCCGCGAAATATCCCACTTCTGGCGCTGCTTTATTCCAAGAGTGCCTTGGACTTCAGCATGGGAAAGAACAGTTTCGCGCGTCACAGGAATTCCGTAACGAACACAGAGTTGCGCAACACCCTTAACCATGGCGTCCCACTGGGCCTTGGTCATTGGGGCATTACCTGCATTGAAAGGTTGCTCCACAGCATTCGCCATGCAGCACATGGAAACACCGATAGATCCGGTGTTGCAATTCAAGGTGTGAGCGGCGTAACCAGCCTTGGCTCCACTCGCGACATTCTTGTCGATCGTAGGAATTCCTCGAACCGCAGTTCCGTCGGCTTCCCAGAGAATGTGATAATGCTCCCGATCACTGGAAGAAGCTTTATGATGACCAGCTGTCCAGTGGACAATGATCCGATCCATGTCACACTTCGGCATCCATGACGCCGGAATGTTTCCTCCAGAAGGCGTGACAGGTGGTTCTTCAGTCAGGGACTGAAGTGCTGCCTGGGTGAGTTTTCCTGGCTTGCCGTCGACATAGAGGCCGACCGAGTGCTGGAACGCTCGCACTGCAGCCTCGGTGTCATCACCCATCTTCCCATCCAGTAGACCAGGCGAGAAGCCGCGAGCGAGAAGCGCCTTCTGGATCTCGAGCGTGTTCATGCAGTTCCTCCCGCGTTGCAGGTCAGCTGAGGCTGACCCCTGAGAACCAGGTGTGGGCAGGATGCCCGTCGACGGTCAGAGTCTGTCTCGTTGTGTCGGGGTTGAGTATCCCTGACGCATAGAGACGGACGTCATATTCATCGTCACCGTTGGCAAGGTCGACCAGACTGAACGGGATGGGGGCGGTCCCAGGAACACTGCCGATGGGTCCGATGCCTGCGTCGAGATCATTGCCGTTCTTGTGGATCTTGGCCACGAAGGACGGGTTGTACAGACCGGACGCCCCGGCCTGTATCCAGATCTGACCCATCATCATGAAGAGTCCAGCAGGCGGCTTCACACGTCCCGTAGAGTGATTGAAGATGCTGCCCTGATTGAACCGAGCGTCGGAGAAGGTGATCAGTGTGTATTGCTCGTGAGGGATGCCAGTTTGGCTGACCCCACCCTTGTGCACGTTAAACCCATACATCAGGCGAACTCCTCGTTGATCTGGGCGATCGTGGTGATGTCGCCGCTCTCGATCTTGGCGACGACCTCGGCCCGCTTCACGAAGGTCGCCTGCACGTGATTGAAGATGGCGTCCGAGAGGGCGATGATCTGGGCGGCTCCAAGCTCGACCATGCTCCCGTCAGGAAGGAACCAGGGCGTTGTGAAATTCGAGTCGCTGGTCGCACGGATCCGAGCGCCCATGACCTTGGTCTGGCTATTCTCGTCGGTGGCCACCTGCGAGCCACCGAAGTCCATGCCGCCGATCTCCGCACGCCAGCGCCGCTGTGCCGCGTAGGAGAGCAGAGCCTCCTTGGTCAGCACGAACTCCTCGGGGGCCGAGAACTCCGATCCGCTGCGGATCCAGCCTGGCTTCACGCTGGAGGAGACCTCCACCATAGTGGTCAGAAGATCAGGATGGAAGAGATCCTCCAGACTGTCCCCGGACTTCACCTTCACGATCTCAGCGACCGTGTCGTCCGTCATGCGAGCATAATACTTCATGTCTGCGTGCCTCTCAGGCTCTGGCGGTTGTCAGAAGAAGACGATGACGGCGCCAGGAGCCCCGGCTTCGGCCTGCGGTCCAGTGCTGGTCGCGGCACCACCGGAGCCGATTGGTGCGCCGCTCGAGTTCAGGATGCCATTGCCCATGAACGGAGCTGCACCACCGACAGCCCAATCCTGGGCTGCACTCATGATGTCGCAGCCACCAGACCCACCCAGATTGATGGTGCCACCGATGCCACCGCCGCCACCACCAGGCCCGGAGCCACCACCTGCGCCACCAGTTGCCGAGCAGTGCGCTCCAAAGCTGCTGGTGCCACCCGTGACGCCGTTGCCGCCGACGTTGTTGCCGGCGCCACCCGCCCCGGTGGTCACTGTCACAGGACTGGCCGGGCAGTTCATGCTGAGAATGGAGAGACCACCAGCCGCTCCGGAGGCCCCGTTGGATCCAGTGATCGAGGCACCACCACCACCTGCACCCCAGCAGAAGATCAAGATGCGATCGAGAGTGCTCAGACCGTAGGTGGCCGGATCAAAGCCATAGGAGCCGGTACCAGAGACGCCCGGATACAGGACACCGCCGCGCAAGGAGACGCCACTGCGGACACGAGAGCCAACGTCAATGAGCAGAAAGCGAGTGCCGTCCGACATGACAGTCCGAATGGAGTTCGGCGTCAGCTCATTGGCCAGCAGTGCGGAGTTGTCGCCGGGATATGCGACCTGGACCGCACCCATCGCGTTGAGATTGAGAGTTGTCGCTCCGGAGTTGTTGCTGGCAATCTTGATCCGCAGCGGCACACCAGTGAGAGCTGCAAAGTTCACGGGCGCCGGATCAAGCGATGCTGTGATGGCGTTGCCCGTACCACCAACGGTGGCGATGTAGTTCAGGTCCTGCCGACGAAGAGCCACCTCAAGGCGGTCCTGAAGAACGGCAAGATCGCCATCATCCAGAGCATCCAGGACAGCATGATCGGAGATGAACTGACCAAGAGTGGAGGACATGACGGCCGACTGCCGCCAGACCTTGTTCAGCTGCTCCGAGAGTGCCACACCTGCGGTAAAACCGCCCAGTCGCGCGGTCAGCGCGGCGTAGTCCGTCTGAGAAAGAACGTTGGCCCCGCCAGCAGCGCCAAAGGGCAGAAAGTTGTTGACCATTGGTGGCTAGTCCTCAGCTGGTGAAGTAATCGGGATGGGCGCCCCAGGCTCCAGTGTCGAAGCCTGCGATGTATTCGTTATCGACGTCGAACCCAAAAAGAGGCCCTGCAACCGTCGTGATGACGTAGTTGGCTCGAACACCCTCAGGCTTGAGAGGCACATATCCCTCAGAGAGAAGCGCGATAAAAAGCGCCGAGGGAATGGCTCCTGAGACACCGAAGGTCATCGACATGTCCTGGTTGTCGATGATGATGATCTGCGTTGCACCGCCTGGGAATAGGATCTCCAGCGCCTCCTTGGCAGCCGGAAGCGTCCCGTCCCAATGGTTGGAGGCGATCTTAGCCCTCAGGAGAGTCCGATAGGTCTCGTCATCCAAGCGAGTGATCGTGTCGCCAGGATTATATGGACCTTTCCAGACACCCTCGTCGAAGCCTCTCAGCTCCGTGTCGAAGCTGAAGAAGACACCTGCGATGGGGATCTTGACGAACCGAGTGCGACCTACCCATTCCCCGACCTGATCAAGTTGGACACCAATGGCGACATCCAGATCAAAGTCCAGTGGCAGGTGCTCCAAGAAGTCCTGCTGACCAACCACTGGCTCAACGATTTTCTTGATCATCTCACGGAATTTTGGACGCCCTCGGTGGTAAGCCCCGATAAGATCCAGATAACTGTCCGTGGTCTTGCTCATGGAGCCACCGTGATCACGATATTTGCGCTATCTGTCTCAGCTGCCTCATTGAAAGCTATGACCAGATCCGTCGTGCCGAAGGAGCCTGCATTCTTGGCGATAGTCATCGCGGAGATCTTGTAGGTCTTGACCCCCGCCGCTCCATAAAGATTGGCAGGCAAGAACACCTCGGACCACTCAACATCTTCACCAATCTCAAGACCAGCCACCCAAGCAATGATGGTGTCCTTGATTTCCTGCTCAATCTGTGCAGTGTAACCGGTGAGCGCGGTGAGTGTGATTGCCACCTTGATCAGAGCTGCAGTGGGTCTGTAGAAACGGATGGTCCGAACCACACCATACTCGTCGATGACATCGACATCGGTGGTGCCATAGGTTCCAGTGCCAGGTGTCTTCTTGGCCGCGATCGCCTCGCCAATTTCTTGAGCGTCACCACCTTCAACTACGATCGAGATGCTGTGAGCTGGTAGACCATCTGCGTCCGTCGAGTTGGTGTCGTTCTCGTAGCCACGATAACGAACGACGCCAGACAGCGAAGCAACAGCCCCGACCGTACCCTCGAAAACAGTACGAGAAGGCAGGGCAGTCGACACCGTCTGACGCCGACGAAGTTCTGCGTCGGTTTCAACTGCAGCTCCAGGAGTCGCTGCAGAGAGGTTTGTCACTTCCTGCCAACCACGCGTCGGAGTTCCAATCGTCTCGATGTCCCCTGGCAGCGCCAACGTTGCGCCGAGATCTTTGGCCGTCGCGGTGACCGTGATGTCCCCATCCGGAGGGATCACGACAGAGGCCGGAAGCAACCACTGCGTGCCATCAGCACTTTGGGCGATCCCGTTCACTATGGTCGTTCCAGCCTGACCTGTGATCAGGAGATCCACCGTAGAATATGAGGCGACTCGGCGAGCGATACCGTTGATCTTGACGACCGAGGACAGACCGACACCCCGCGCCGTGGACGGAGAGAAAGCCTGATAGGTCTGCATGGTCAAGGCATTTGCATCATCTACGGCGGCAGCAAAAATCGCCAGCATCTGACCATCTTGACTGTCCGGGTCGATATAGACATCAGTACCGTAGATCCCACGAAACTGCTCCTTGAAGTATTCAAGGACAGTCGTGTAATCCGGCTTGAAAATACCGGTGTCGCTGATAGTGCAGACAGGAAGCGCCATCAGAAATTGACTCCAGGAAGAGTTATCGGACCGTAAATCGTATCCAAGGTCATCTGAACCGAGTACTTACGAGTATTACGATCCACTTGGCTGTTGTATTCCAGGATCTTTTTAATTCCACGGGTTTTTAACACATGGCGACGTATAGCCGGATCACGGGTTGATGCCGTACGATTACCGAGAACCTGCGTCTTCCACGTCATTCCTTCACGACGATCAAGAAACCACTCGCCCTGAAAGAGAAACAACCTCGTGAGAACGGCTTGAGCAGGGGCTTCAGGCACATCTTTGTAGAAATCTGCCGCCCCCTGGCCAAAAGTATAGTCGCCATTCTCGTCGAGTTTCCGGTACCTCATGCGATCGGACCTCCGCTAGTGCCGCCGCCCGGCTGGACGTTCGTGTGCTTGTGCGTCGAGAGCGGAATGCCATTCAGGATGATGTCGCCGATCACGGTCAGCGTCCCGGTGATCGACATATTGCCGTTCATCGTGGTGCCGCCCTCCGCAGCAATGGCGACCGACTTGTCGGTGGTGACCGACACGCCCCCGGCTCCCGACATGCTCATCTTGGTCAGGCCGTCCTCAGACCGCATTTCTGCGCCTGTGGTATTCACACCTCCTGTGACTTTAGCGGCACTTGGATTTGAGCGATAACCAAGCTGAGCGAAGCCATTCGACAGACTGTGCATGGACGCATCCGGAGGGACACCTTCCTTGCCAGACTGCTGCCAGGCGTCAGGAGAACGACTGGAGAAGTTCACTAGAACCTCATCGCCCTCCTTGACCGGGAAGGTCATCACCATGCCGCCGCCGCCGGGAAATTGAACCGGCACATCCTGAAGCACAGGGATGTCCACAGACTTCTGGCTTCCATCCTCTTGCTTGATGAAGGATTTTACCTGAAGCTGAATAGAGGCAGTTTGTTTGGCAGGATCAAACGAAACTATCTTACCAGGAGCCGACGTCCACATCTTGGATTGGCCCGCCTCGACAGCAGTCCTGATGATCTCTTCAGGATCCGCAAATCTTTCTCTTGGATCGATAGCCATCATTGTCCTCCCGGATCAAGATCAATACCGCGACTTGCCATGCTTACTGGGAGCGGACCCTGGCCGTCTGCTCTGATGCAAATCACGTCAGTATAGAAAGGAGTTCCTCTGGTATCTCCAGAGTGTTCCGCAACAAGCACCTTGTATATGCCGTCTTCAGCCACGGACGGGATCATCGCATTCTGAGCTTCAGCTGCGTAATTGGGTGAGAATGCTTGCTCCTGAATAGAAGCTTGATCTATCTTGATCCTCGAACCCGGAGTGATCTTGGGGTTCAAGAGCATCTTGCAGGTGATGCCATCGAAAGTCTGCTCAGGCAACCCAATCATGCCTGTGCGAGAATTAACGACATGCACATCACCTGGAAGGAATTCGCGGTTCTTGATGATCTGCAGTTTCTGGTTCTGAATGCTCCAGCTTGTGTTGGTGGCCGTGCAAATCTCTCGAAGAATGTCCCGACCCATGCCGAATAGAGTTCTGGCACGAGGCATCTTGGCTGACCCAAGATCCGCAATAAACCCAGGCTCGACACCTTTCGCCTTAAAGGCCTCTATGACCACATCGACCTGATCACGAAAAGTGCTGCCAGCTGCTAAGGTCTTGCTGACAGTGGCGTAGTTGTAAGCCTTATCACCTGAAGTCGCCAGGAGAGCAAGGTAAGTCTCTACGGGATTATCACGACCCGAGCGCTTCTGGATCAAGTCTCCCTTGAAGATGAGACCCTTAGTTCCGCCTCGCTCTTCATCGTAACCAGCCTCAAGCGTTACGGACTGACCTTCCTTCTTGATGGTTTGGATCGTGTTGGTAGAAGGATTGGTGATCAAGATCTCAGCGACATTCGGTTTCTGAGCATCTTCCTGACGCACACGAAAACGAATGCGCAGAGCTGACACATCAATCGACTTGCCACCTGCAGTAACGGACAGACTGACGCTTCTGATCCACTGCCTGCTCATGTGAGATATAGAACCCTGCCATTGATGCCTAGATTGGTGAAGGTAGGCTCGACCAGAGGATCATCATCAGTTGCGACAATGATCTCTCCAGGTGAAGTTCCACCAATACCAAGATAGGCGAATTGCATAAGGATATCTTGACCTGCCGTGAGTGGCAGACCTTCGGCTAGCACGACACTATCTACGTCCATAATGTCGAAGAACCATCCGCCATCATCCGAGTCACACCAAGCAAATCTGATGGTGTATTCTTTCGAACCCAGAGTGATTTGCATCCTCTGAGGGGCGGGTGAAAGCGGGAAATCAAAGGCTTCAGCCATTATGCTCTCGCTCCTGGTGACGCGAAACCAGTCGTTCCAGAGCTCTTCAGCTGTTTTGCGCCAACATCAGTTGTGGGTTGCGTCTTGCTTGGAGACGCCTGAGCTGAGGCAGGTGCTGAAGTAGTCTCCGTTTCAACAATGATGATCTCTCGAAACCTACCTGAGACCATGAGAACGTTTTCGGTCTTGTCGTCTGTCTGCACGCTGATGTCAGCGAGCAACATATTCTGATAGTTACGTTTCCCTGTGGTCACATCGAACGGTTCACGTTCTTGCTGAAGAGCAACCAGCTCCTCGTAGATCTCTCTGCAATAACCTGAACCACCGATCGAGTCTGACCAACCCATGATCATGTCAACTTCAAGCGGTTGCAAGAAGGCATGATCAGAGATCGCAGCGCCCCGCTCCACGGGATGGCTTGTAATAGCCAAGACGTCACGACCGACTTCGCGCATGACCACATCGGGGATCAGGGTTGCGAATTCCCGAGTAGATGTCGAGATTAACGCAAAGAGATCATCGATAAGGGCCACGGTTTACATTCCCATTTTAACGTGTTATTCTAAGCCTAGAAAGGATACCAACCATGCGCTACGCAGCAATCATCGGCCTCGCTCTCGTCGGTCTTTCAAGCCCGGCCCTCAGTCGCCAATGTCTCATCGTCGTCGACGACAAGACCCGTCTCAACGGTCCTTGCAAGGTCGGCAAGTATGACGACACAGTCGTTGTCGGGCAAGGTTCCCCATACTTTGCCATCGTTCCACTTAACGGTGGCGAGGCCATGTGGAACGAAGAGAGGGGAGCGAACCACGCTCACACCCCTCTCGGTAACGTCGTCCGCAGCGGAGCTTGTTGGATTGGCCGTCAGACACGCGTTTGCGTATTTGGCGGTTAACGAACACCTTCCTTAAGCTGACGCAAGAGCATTGCGTTAACTTCACGCTGCCGGTCAGCCACAGCATTGCCCGTTCCGGTTGGATCACTTCCTCCGGTGACGTTAATTGCTGTGTTCTGGGTCATTCCAACAGTCGTGCTGGTCGTGTTCGTAGCCCCAGGAGTTAGAGGCGCAGGACCTGTGGCTCCTGTCGCGCCGCCAATCCTATTCGCCGCATCCTGAGCCGCTTGCATACGAGCCAGAGGCGGAAGTTCCTTACCCCCAGCTGCCTGAGGAGCATCCTCACTGCCCGTCCTCCTCAGACCGTTGGGGATACCCTCAGTCTGACGAGATCCGGTCGGACCGTTAGGATCACCAGGTGTTGCAGCTGCCGGAGACTTGACCTCAGGATTTGCCGCCGTTGCTTCTGATTTCTCATAAGCATTGAGCGCCCTGTTGGCGTAACGATCTCTGGAAGCATAGTGCTTGATACCCGCACCCTCGTAGCTTCTTTCGAAGGCACGAGTCTTATCCTCCAGAGAACCTTCAGCCTTAAGAGCTTTCAACGAACTCTTGTGAGTCGTCCTCAGCTCGTGCTTCATGAAACCATAGTTGGCTTCATCGGACGAAGGATCAAGACCCTTTTCAGCAGCCCAGGCTTCAAAGGCACGTCGACGAGGACCAGTCCACTGAGCCCAACCATAACCGCCCCTTGACCCAGGGACAGTGGGATTTTGCTCTTGTAGCTTGGTAAGACCCCCACTCTCATGGCCAAGGTTACCCATGACCGCGGCGGCTTCTTCCTTCGTGAGATTGAAGTCGGCCATCAGTCGCTTCATGATCCCCGGGGATTTCTCCCTGAAGGTCGCTCCGCGGATTTCAGCTTTACTGTCGCTGTCGTTCGAGCTCTTGCGGATCAGACCACGACGACCGCCAGAAGCCGGAGCTTCTTTACCACCGGCCCATTTGGGAGCGTTACGCTGCCACCAATTCCTGGTATCCGGAGCAGGAGCAGCGGGAGCAGCAGATCGGGCAGATCCGCCCCCGCCGCTTGGCGTCGGAGTATTGCCCCAGGTTCCGTTGGCTCGACGACGAGCAATCTCGGCATCCTCACCGGCATTCGCAGAACTTGTACTGCCGATAAGAAGACCTGCAGCAAGAGCCGCCGGAGTAAGACCAAGAGAAGTGAGCATGCCAGCAAAACCAAGACTGACTTTGCTGAATGCTCCCAATACTCTGACCAGCCACGTTCCTACGAGGAACGTCGCAAACACCGTAAGAGCAGTCGTCAGAGTGTCAAGAGACTTACCGATCTTATCGAACATCTCGACGATCGGACCCTCACCCTTTTCGACAAGGGTAACGAAAGCCTTGACAACTTCTCCAAGGATCTCAACAAGCTTCTGGAAGAAACGCTCGATAGCTGGAGCATTCTTCACAAGAAATTCGTCAAACCTTTTGACGAGTTCCGTCAGTCCTGGTCCAACAGACTGAAGTAACTTCTCACCGAGAGTTGCTAGTGTCAGACTCATCTGACGCCAAGCAACAGTCAAATCTTTGCCTATCTCGGCGGTTCTCTTCTGATCAACGCCGAGTTGGACCTGCTTCTTGCGGTATTCTTCAGTATACTTGACGAGATCCCCCGACTTGAGGGCATCATAGGTGCGTTCATCGATACCGAGAGCTTCGAGATACGCAATGGCTACATGTCGGGGTTTTCTGTCTAGCACCTTGGCTAGTTCGGTCATCACGACAGCAGTGTCGCGGATCTTTCCGTTCTGCTCCGTGGCCACTCCCAGGCTTCGCACCAGCGAACTGTAGCCTGGGTTATTGCGCAGTTTAGCGCCAAAAGCTTCAAACGACTGAAGAGCTCCGCCATAGGAACCGCCCAACTGAGAGACGGCGTAGCTGAGACTCTTGAGATTATCGACAGAAGCTTTGGTGCGCTGACTGGCGTAGTAGATATCATCAAAACCTTGCGCGATTTTCACCGCACCTTTGACGATAGCTTCAGCAGCTTCTGCGATGGCCCTACCAAGAAGTTCCGCGCGCAGTGTCGCCTTCTTGAGGCTGTCCTCAAACCGACGCTCACTGCTACCATCGACCTTATAGCCGATAGAGACGAGAAACTCCTTGATAGTTTCAGCCACGTCATTTTTCCTTGCTGGCTTCTTGTGCTCTATACGTATTCTCGTCCAACGCGTCGATCGCGTCGTTCATATCCGCAATATCGCACAGATCCAGAGTGCCATCTAACAGGCTCTCATATCGGCATAGACCCCGAAGCACTGGCCTCATCAGGTAATCTAGGCCATCTGGCAAGGCAACGGCATTGTATCTCAGACTCGGCTGAGTCCTCCCATATTCGAGACGAGCTCGACCATAAAAGGGCCGAGCTCTGCTTTGAGAACCTCCGCCATGATCAGGAGAACTGTCGAGCCCTCAATGTCGTCAAACTGAGGCTGGTTGGCTCGTTCGTTCCAGATTTTGTTCCAGCCTGTGTCGCCCGATCTTTGGCGCTCGATTACGGCCATACAGGACTGTTGAACGTAGTTGAACTGCTCGTCCGGCATGTCAGCCAAGAACTGAGCTGTTGATTGAAGACCCGGAAGAAGGCTCTTGATATCAAGATCCAACAAGTTCAAAGGTGGAAGTTCTCCACCCCCTCCTGTTGCTTCAGCGACAGCCTTTCGACGGTCGTTGATTATCTTGATCTGAACAATCATGGGCTCGATCAGACTTGTGATGAGTGGTGTCAGTCTCCGAGCGATATTCAGTTGGACTTTCACCGCAAGACGGGAGGCGCGATAATTCACGCCTCCGATCTCGAATTCAACCGGCGGACGCATCAGAGAACGATGCTCGGCGTGCCGGTACCAAGGATATAATCGATGGTAGCAGCATCCCACGTCCATTCGTAGACGTTGCCATCCTTACCGAATGATACGTCAGGGACCTTCTTGAAGGCACAACCTGCGCAGGTGATCTCATCACCACGTGCCGCATCGCGAATGAGGATCGTATTCTGACCCCACAGCGAAGCCGACGAAGAGTCGGAGTTGTACATGTCCATGAGAAGGGCATTCGTCGGCGACGTCTTCAGCAGACGAACCGTGACAGCCCCACCCTTGCTCATGTGAAGCGAGTGCATGGCGAAACCGTCAGCACCGATCATCATGGTGTTCTTGTCATCGACCTGGGAGATCGAAATGCCTTCCTCGGCGGGGGCTGCACCCGCGCCGAGGTTGAAGCTTCCGTTCGGACCTTTGATGGCCACGAGGACGTCAGCAAAGGAATAAGCGTTCGAGGCCATCGTATGGTCCTTCTAGAGAGGGCGATCAGCGGTTGACGTTGATGGTCACGTCGACGAAGTGGATGGCACCCGCCAGCTTGACCGCAATCTGGATCGGCACAGCCTTACGGGCCTCACGGTCTGCCTGACTCTGAGAAGCGACAGGCGGAGCGTAGCAGTAAAAGCCCTTGGACAGGAAATCTCCCTGCTTGAGCTGACCGAACCCGCCCGCATTCCATTTGCCAGGAGCCACAAGACCATTGGCCACCGCCTGAGACAGACGATCTTCGATCGTCGTGATGATCAGGTGAGTGCCAGGATCCGTCTGCGGGATCTTGGAGAGGGAAGTATAGAGCAGATTGTAGACGGCCGTCTGAACGTCGTTCTCGAGCCAGTCGAGACCCTGAACCTCATCGAAGAAGGATCCGTTGGCAACGACACCTTCCTGGATGATTGAAGTCTCATTGTCATACGCGACGAAGACATTGCAGTTCTTGTCGCGAAGAGTCTGAGCCTGGTTCTGAGTCAGAACTTCCGCCGCAACACCAGGTTCCTGCTTGAACTTCATGGTGATCGTGGTGTTCGATCCCTGGAAGTTCACCGTGGATGCGCGCCCGAAGAACGACGCAATGGCCTGAGCGCTGGACGCCGAGTACTGCGAGAACGTGCGCCGCAGCTCCAAATCCTTGAGCTGGGACGCCAGATCATTGGTGATCGTCGAGTCCAGAACAGTCGTGTCCTGGATCGTGACACCGAAGACCCGCTTCTTGTCCTGAGCCTCGATGAGCTGAGCCGCCGCGATGATCGAGGCGTTATCCACTCCTGCATCTGCCAGCACACCGGCGTACCAGTCGCCGGATTTGTTGATCAGAGCCGCAATGGCCTGCACCAGCGTCTCGGGATCGACACCGGCAACCGGAGCCGAAGCCTGGGTGCTGAGACCCTTGAGAAGCGACGCCACGGACGTGCCGGTGCCACCAGCAAGGGTAGCGCCAGAAACCGCGATGTTGGTGCCCACCTTCGCCAGGGTATAGGCGTTGCCGCCCGTCCCCGTGATCTTCGAGATCATGTAGACGACCGAGCCAACCGCGCGATAGTTGGCGACCGCGATACCCGCGACCACGGAGGCGTTGGCGAAGGCCGCAAGCGCAGTGGCCTGCGCGGCAGCCGAACCAGCGATGTTGACCTGGTTGCCGGTGGCACCCGAGGCGACGAAAGTGACCACAACGCCGTTGAGTGTGACCGTATCGGACGGAGCCGGCACACCAGAGAAGGTGATGCTACCGAACGCGGTCGGATCCTTCAGATAACTGAGCGAAGCACCGACACCAGTCAGAGTCGTCTCGAAGATGAACCTGCTGGAGATTGCATCCCAGACCACCGAACCAGCCGCCAAGGCCGTGTCGATAATCGTGGCCACACCGTTGAGGTTGGTGATGGCCGAGAAGTTCAGGCCGGAGAGAGTGACCGGGATGTTGTTGACATCCAGATACACCGCTCCAGAAGTCACCGGCGTGAAGTTGCCGATGGCTCGTTCCGCAGGCGTGAGCACGCCACCGCTGAGACGAGCCTGCGTGGCTGTACGAGCCCAGCGCCCGATATACAGCAGCGAGGGCTGCGGAACCTGAGCGAAATGCTTCACTGCCGCCAGATACTCGACATCCGTTGTCGAGAATTCCTGAGCGACACCGTCGATGTTGGAATACTCACGAATGCGTTCGGTGACGTCGATGACATCAGAAGAACCGATTGCCAGTGCCGCGCCGAAGTTCCTCGTCGGAGCCGCGATCGGAGAGATGTTGATGTTGACGTCGACGATATTGCTAACTGCAAGGCCCTGAGCCATATCTCAGTTCTCCGATACGGTGAAATTCTGGGTGTAGCCCTCGGTCTGAAGGGCAATCTGAGCCTGCAAAAGGTTCAGGATGGGATACGAACGGGCGACAACCCGACGTAGAGTCACTGGAAGATCGGCTCTTCGAATGTATTCTTGGTTGACGAGCTCTCCGAGAACAGTGACTCGGCCAACGTCAAGGAGGGCCATGCCGTTGGCACGCAACGCTTCACGGTTTTGCGGGACCCACAATCCGTCCCGGAAAAGAGCGGCCATTCCGCTGCTCGCCGGACCATAGAATGTAGTAAGGAGCTCGAGAGTCTCGTATGTCTCCGTATCATCTCGACCATCTCCTGCGGAAATGTGTCGGTTATACCCGCCATAGTCTTGGCTGAAGCCGGTAATACCGACGGCACACCAGTCTACTGTTCTAGCAGGTTGATCAGGAGGATCAGGCTGCCATCGAGGACGAACCAAATCCCCGGCAATCCCGGTGATACCTGACACAACCCTTTGCATCTGGATGTCCAGAAGGACATCATAGGCCGGGTTAGGACCTGCTATAGGTACCAGAAATCCACCAGTTGCACTAGTATTGGGCATTGATCAACTCGCTGGTGGAGTAAGATTGCGCAGATCACAGATCGCGTGCTTGAAACCTCTGCCGTAAGTCGACCAATCCATTACTGTCGCAACAGTGTATTCTCTGTTTTGCCAGGTGATGATATCGGCAGCCTTGCCTTGTTCACCAGAGATGAGATCGGTCATCGTATAGATGCTGATGCTATCCTCGTGACGTGTTCCATCTTCAAGGCGCTTCAGACGATCGCCACTGTTCTGAACGACGACACCTGCAAAACCGAATGTGGATCCGGCCACAACCGCTATACCGTCCGTGGTCACTGTCTTGGTTTGTCTCCGAGCCACAAGAGTTGTGTCTTGGAACACCGGGTCAAGAAGAACCTCAGAAACGTCAAGAAGAGGCATCGTCTGTGTCCCTGATCACGTAGGTGACTGACCGGCGAAGTTGGCCTGTGTCAAGCAGCGGTTTGATACCAGTTCTTGGCGGCTTGCGACTCCGACGTTTTTGAATAGTCTTCGGCGAAAGAGGAGTGAACGGACCACCAGTGATTTTAGCTCTCACTGAGTTTTGAGCTATCAGCCCTGCCGCATTTAACTGGGCGTCCACGACCTCTTGCTTGGTATCTACTGCAGCTACGGCCGCTCGACTCAGACGATTGACGATTTGATCTACGGCGTCCCGAACGCCAGGGATCAAAAAAGGTCTGTCAGGTATATTCTCGGCAGGAGATCCGAATTCATGAATATAGCCAAGAGTTGCGTTATCTGGTGGGGGTTCTTTTTCACCAGGTTCAGGCTCTCTATTGGCTGTTGCCATGGGAATTCCGACCAGGATCTCCTTTTGTGTAAGAGACCGAACAGAATTCACAATATCATCTACGCGGTCCTTGACGACAACCTTATTGACGTCTGAACCGCGTCGAGTCACCATAGCTGAAATCCACCCGTTCCCACAAGCAAGGCCAGCTGATAGAACTGAATACCGTAAGAAGTCAGGTTCCAATACCCAGCATTCGAAAGAACGGCCGAACTTGTATCGTAACTGATCGATACTCCACCGACAGATTTGCTCGACACAGCGCCTTGGACAGTGCCTGGAGCTCCACCGGCTGCGGCCACTTGAGCATCTCGCAGGGCCAACGTCAATTGATGAGCGACGACGAGCTGGATGCCGTCTTCTCTCATGTCTGACCAGCGACAGACGTCATAGAGAAGCTTGTCTGCATACTTGATCCAGAATTCAACCTGGGCCTGTGTGACTCCAGACTGAAATGCAGGAAAGTTCTGCAGGAAAGTTTCAACCGTGACGTCCGTCGCCATGAGTCATCTCACTTCTTGGTGGAGGAAACGCCCTGGGTGGAAGTTCCCTTGGAAGCTTCCTTGTTGGCTTCGGCAGTCTTTGCCGCAGCTTCCTGAGCAGTGCCCTTCTGAACGGCGGTGTCGTTGACGATGGTCTTGCCTTCGTCGGCAAGCTTCTTGTCAGCTTCAGCCTTGGCCGCGCCGTCCATAGCCGTATTGGCGTTCTCTTCCGAGCCAGCCGCGATCTTCTCGGCTTCAGCCGGACTCAGGGCCGACTTGGCGTCCTGATCCTTCTGTTCGGCATCAGCCTCTTCGGCTTCGGACATGAGCTTTTTCATGCGATCTTCCTCGTCCTTGATGGTTTCCTTGAAGGCGGCGTCGAGTTTCTTGGTGTCGACCCCCATCTCCTTCTCGAGAGCCTCGAGATCCTTGCGCGAACTCTGCGCATTGATCGCGGCCAGCATGGCACCACGCTGGGCCTGCTCCCATTCGGCTCGACGAGCCGCGACAGTCTGCTTCATCTCCGGGGCGTTCTTGTGAGCATCTTCGATCTTGTCGAAGTATTCACCGCCAGCAGCCTTGACGTACCAGTGATCGGCTTCTTCCCGGGTAACATCCTTGTTGGTACCCGCCGAAAACGTGCGTCGCGAACCATCACCGTAAGTCACGGTTACCGGCTGCTTCAGGACAAGATAACCACCCATTTATATTTCTCCTCGGTTTGTGTCTTCCCAGTCGACAATGCCCCTGCTTGCGCAGGGGCATAAGCTTCTGGGCCGATCAGATACCGTCGCGGTAGCCGAGGGTCTCGGGATACACGAACTCCATGACGCCGAGACGTCCGAAGTAGGTCGTGATCTGCCACAGCGACCGATACTCGATCGGGGTGCGCTGCAGAGGAGTCATCGGGTAGCGAACGCGGCTGGCATCCTTCGTATAGGCGATCATACGATCGACCGTATTCAGGACACCAGGGGTACCACCGACACCACGGCCGATCAGCCACTTGAGGGGCTGAATGCGCAGCTTCTGACCGTTGGCACCCGCGAGGTTGTTCTCCTCGAGATACTTCAGGATCGAGATGTTGCCAGCAGACGACACCTTCTGAGCGACGAGGTTGCTGTACTGCAGCGGGGGCAGACGCAGCTCGCTCGGGATGACAGCCCAACCAGAGGCTTCCCAGACCGAGGAAAGCAGCTCGTTGACGTCAGCCAGGATCTCGTCCGGATCCTTCGTCGACCACTGGGGAGTGCCCGCAGCACCATTGGCCACCGCGGCGATGTTGGTGACAGCCGACGAATTGACCAGGCCGGTTTTGCCGACGGTCGTATCGCCAACATACACCATCTCGTCGGTGTCCATGTTGTGCTTGAGCTTGA